TTCCTATTATGTCATATAAATATGGCGACAGCCTAAGCAAGTTGACATATACTTCACGACATAATAATAAAAAAAAAAGGGGGGGGGTGGAAGGGAAAAGATTGTATATGCCTATGTCGATTGCTATAACTATCAGGCAAAAATTATATGTCATATAATTCATTATCATAAGGCTTTAGCATGATCATAAGGCATTGTATGCCCGCAATAATTACTTGCGTAATCATAAGGCATAGTAAGAATATGTCATCTACACTTTGTTTCTCGAACCCTCCTGATCTTATTATTATTTGGTCGTGCTCATAAGGGACATATATTACTTACGTAATCATAAATATTATACTTACTTGCGTAATCATAAGTGACCTTATTCCATGCTCATAAATAGCCTTATAAATAAGTGACGACATAAATCATAAGTGACCTCATTCCATGCTCATAAATGTTATAATTCCTTGCGTAATCATAAGTAATGACATAATACATTGGTATGGGAATAGGTCATAAATGACGTTACAGAGCCATACAGAGGCTATTATGGCATGATTTGAGTATGTGATATTATGTAAATTAAAAATTTTTCGGAGAGCCTTATATTGGAGTGTTGTTATATTTGTATACTTGGTTTTTCTGTCTGTTATTGGAGACAGTATACTTTGGAATAGTATTCTTTGGTATACATAAGTGACGTGTTCTACTTGCTCATAAATGTTATAATTCCTTGCGTAATCATAAGTAATGGCGTATATCATAAGTTACCTTATTATATGATCATCATTAATGACATGGAAATATGGCGTATGTGTATACATAAATCATAATTGTAATAATTCCTTGCGTAATCATAAGTGACCTTATTCTATGCTCATAAGTATTAACATGGGAATAGGACGTAATCATAAGGCATATACATAAGGGACATAATCATAAGGCGTGTACATACACTAAAATGTACCAACACCGACTAAACACATGAAAAATATTCATAACGAAACACAATGACATGAATCATATTCATAAATCATAAGGACTGATCATAAGGACATAACTTTATGCTTATAAGTTATAACGATTCTTTCTTGCGTAATCATAAGGACATATATTTCATGCTCATAAGTGACGACATAAATCATAAGTAACCTTATTTCTTGCGTAATCATAAGTGACCTTATTCACCTACTAAAATTATTTTGCTGGAATACGTCAAAAAGTGGGACATTTGATCCAAGTTAACCTGGTGTAATCCACCTGCTAAAATAGCTATATATTTATATAGACCTATTATATTGCTAAAATACATAACCATATAACTAAAAGTTATTTCACAATATCATTTTTATTTTGCTAGGCTTTACACCGTCAATACAGACACAACTAAACAACCGGAATGTATGAAAATGAAATTAAATGAATTCGATTCTACTATATTAGTAGCGAAACAAACTTGTGGTTATGCTTTATACTTGGTTAGATATGGTAAGCATTGGCGTTATGTTGTTAATGATCTGCTATCACTAAATGATTTCAATACCGTTGGTAACATTTACGAAAATAAAACAGATTATGTTACCAGGGCTTACGACTACGCCAGATCATTAGGCTTTTCTAATAGTGAAATATTAGATAAGTATCCGCGCAAATTGTTTGTTGAATTAAGTAGCGATGAGATAACGGCGTTACATATAGCCAAGCGTTTAATATTGAATAATACAAACAGTGATCAGGGCGAACAATGTTATATATATTTAAATAAAATTATTGACAAATTAAAATAACTAATTAATACTTTTCACCGTCAACACGACACAACTAAACAACTGGAATATAAAATAAATGAAACTTAGTAGATTATTAAACGTATTGCTTTACATTGTTTTCATTTGCTGTATGGTAATGACGATTCATTTATTTTTGGTTAATTTATAAAGGTAAAAAAAGTTATGAACAATCTTACATCAGCGCAATATTATCAAGAATGTGAAAACATGGCTTCACTAATTGTTGAACAGGCAATTGAATCGCTACAATGTGACAATGAAGAAGTAAACGCGGATAATATTAATGATAAAATATATGATCATGTTTTACATGAAAGCATTGATTCGCATCAGTATGTAATATACAACGCGTATCATTTGCCGATTTTACAAATCAGTTCTAATGACGATTATATGATTGATAATATGGGCGCGGATTGTTTAGAGCATGAATTGAAAAACAATGGTTTATCGGGTTTACACATGGCGCTTGCTTTTTGGGCTTTTTATGCTGATGTTTGCGATTACTTAGAAAATGCAATTAACGAACAACTGGAGCAATTAGAAGAAGGTGGAGTATAAAAAATGTATAACTCGAAAAGCTATGATCGCGACAATCAAAGTAAACCAACAAAATCAGAACGTAAACAGATTAAGCAAGCGAGAAAGCAACGGCAATCCAAATTTAATCGTTACGAGTAAATAAAGGCTTTTAACAATAGGCTATTCACAAATTAAATTGTTTATAGTCTATAATTAAAATTCTTTTAAACGTCACAATATAACAATGGTGAAAATATGAAACTTTATAAAAGTATTAACCCGCTTAAAAATACGATTGAATCGTTACTAACTCCACAAATTAGAAATAAGTTAACGGTTCACTTGTTAGGCTTAAAACAGAATAAAAACATTAAATGTTATAAGACCGCTTTTCGTTTTAACTTGTGGCATAGTTTAAGCCAACAACAAAAGGATCGGATTATTGAAGCCAGTATCCCACAAGATCAGTGGGTCGGTGGTTACGCTAATTATAGCGATGATCATTTAAATACATTGCTTAAAAAAGTTATTGATATTAATTTTATAATTCAATGTGAAACGGGTGTGATTATTAATAAAAATAAATTACTAAGTGAGGCGTAAATAACAATGATTCAAGTTAAAACCGAAGCGCAAGAATTAATGGAAAAATATAAAAGTTATGATGCGTTAACCAAGTATTTAAACAGCCATGCTTATTTAACTAGTGATTGTTTTCACTTTGTAGGTGAAATACCAAAGACACAATATAGACTATATAAATTAAGTTATGGATCGATTATTGTGACTAATGAAACGAAGCGCATTATTGAATACTGGCATTAATTGAACTAAACCAAGGGCGCTATAATATGCGCCTTTTTTGTGCCTATAATTCTATATTCCATATTGTTATACAACTATCATTTTTCGATATAAAAATAATTAGGTATTTACTGGCAATAACTGAATATAACTGTATACTTAGCTATGTAAGTTAATTAATCAATAACCAAGGTAAACAACATGAACAACCAAGCCAAGTTCTTAGAAGCTCACCGCGTAGCACGCCTTACTCGTCACATTGTAGGCGATTATCAAGTTGCCTTTACCATTGCACTACGTGACTTAAATAAGCCTACTATTGCGCCAAAAATTGTTAAAATTAAAAAAGACTATGACTTCGGTGGCGCTTGGTTACTTGCTGTATTCATTATCACGTTATTAGCTATCGCGCTATGCTCGTTTATAGGTCCGTTCTATATGATTTTATTTGTTATGGTTGGCATATTGGTATCATCGGTAGCAGTAGCGGCGGCGTGGGCATTACATGGTATTTATTTGTTCGCTATGAAGCAATTATACACTGTTAAATATGACGGTATTTTTTATATAGAACTAATTAAATAAGGGAGAAAGAATATGTATACAGTAGTAGATCGCACGCCGTTTGATGTGACATTGATTAAATAAGAGGATAGAGTATGAATACTGCAATTATTAATGAATTAGCAATAATGAGGCTTGACCTACTAACTAAGCCATTACCAACGGAACAATATGATCGTGCTGTAAAGTCATATATAGAATACTTTGAACTAATGACGGGTGAGCACGTTTACAGTCTGGAATGTTGCCAATGGTGGTTAGCTGAATGGGGAGGCATATATTAATTAATCAACTATTCAAGCCCTAGTTTATTAGGGCTTTTTTGTGCCTGTTATATTGTTGGTATAATATGTGCCACTACACTACGACATAGGATCATGTCAATAAATATTTTAAAATTATTTTTATATGCTATGTATAGGTCATATTGTTATATGCCGTTCATCGTATTGGGGTTGACAAGGCGGTAGCCCTATGATCCCCCTATGTACTGGTTGACCAGTACCTTTTACCCACTTCCCACACACATTGAAAATTTTAATGACTTAAACCTCACAACCATCACCCATTCCCAATTAATCATTCCCAATTACCCACCCCCCCCCATATCACAACTACACACCCCTATTTAGCGTTCATCATAATAACTATTATCCCATAAGTCTGTTTTACGTCTGTCTACATACAACACATCTTCTTCTGTTAACCCTTCTTGTAACAACAACTCTTGCCTTTCTATTTGACGTAACTCATACTCTATTTCCTTTCTCATACGTGTAATATCGCGTTGAACTATACGTTTCATTTTATCTAGGTTCTTTTTAGCGCCCTTACGGATATAGAAATTACCTGACGTATTATTAGGGTGGTTTAAATCCACACAGTCCTCGTCTAAGTAATACATCCTCTCAGAAGGGTCTGCTTTAACAAGGTCATCTTGATTTGCAATAAAAACTAATTCCATGTTTTCTTGGATGTAATCTTTACTGAATGTTTTATTACTACTAGAATCCGAATACCAATAAGTATCTACCAACCTATCTCCTTTAACAACACCTATCCTACTACAACACCAGTATAATGTTCCTGATTGTGATTGTAGTTTACAATGTTCTGTATCTAACATCTCGTCATTCCAACTCCAATGGAATATATCACCTTCTTTCCAGTTAATCTCGTTCATGATAAATCCTCCTCTAAATATCACAATTCCACCGCCACCAATTCCCTGCGCTTCATCACATCCATCAATTCTTGTAACGTAAAACTCTCATAAGGATTATAACAAGGAATCTGCTCAATATCCCCATCTACAATATCACACAATATGATTTGCGAATATAAATCGTGTATACTTGTTGCTGAACCATTCTGCGACCAACCCACTGCATTGTAACATTCAAATGTCATTCCACTACAACAAGGACAATCTTCACTACCATCTACCCAACTATCATCTGTGTATTCATATATTTTCACCGGTCAAACATCCCAAAAGGTTTACTTATCTCGATAATTTCCCCACTTGAATCCTTAATAACCCATACAAAATCAAATGTACAGCACGACTCATCCTTTTCCATACTCTTGATACAACCACACCCACATTTATACTGCGTAGGAATGTACCACCTGTTTGTACGTGTAACCTGCCATTTGTGTCTGTGTTTTAATGTAAACAAATCTTTTAACCAGTTACTCACTCTTCAATCCTCCCCAAACATTACCAGTAAAATACATCACCACATTTCTGTTGTGCGAATACTTTAAATAAAGATTTGTCTATTTCACTGATTATCATAACACCTCCACCTCTTTAATCATGTAATGTTGAATCTCTTTACTTGCTAATTCCTTATGTCTACCCTCACAAGTAGCTAGTTCTTCATCATCTTTAATCTCATTGTACTTATCTTTTAGTTTACTTTCACTATCAGATACGCAAATTAAATATTCCCACTGATAATAGTCATACGAATAACTAAATAGACCTTTCATTAATCATTCCTTATAACCTTACCACATCATACTCAAACGATGTATACTTATCACACTTACTTGCTGCAATCATTGCTTCTTCTGATGACACCCCTGCTTTAATAGCACCCATAGCATAGTCACCACCAGAACCAAACGTAATAACATTATCATCACCCTGTATTAATTTCAAGTCCCATGTTGGTGAGTTCCAGAAATGTTTACCTTTTACTGAATTATATAACTCTATAAATAACCCATCACCTTTAGCTCTTACCACTGCTATGGTAACATCGGGTAAGTTAGGTTCAACAATATGACCCCTGTTTTTATAAATTCTAATTAGTCTTAATATCTCATCCCTATCACCAGAACCAGTTAGTAATATATCATCATGTCTGTGAATTTTATCATTAGTATCAATAGCAAAAGATTTATCATTAAGATGTTTAGATGAGCCTTTGTAGAACATTTGTGTGGTTTGTTTATCTGCTAATACTTTCTTATCTTTGAAATCTATAATCACTGTTGTCATATAATATCCTCCTCATAATAAGCCCTGTAATCAATCCTGAGAGTATTTAATCGCATTACCCATATAATCAGACTAGGAATAGCTTAAATGCCCTTAGAGAGCGTTACGGGGCTTAGTGTATCATTCAAATTCATCGTAATCAACACCAGATTGCTCTATAACCTCTATTGCTTTATCTAGCTCTTGCTCTAAGTAGTCGATATACTTATTCATTAACTCAATTAATTGATTTTTTATCTATTGCGTGTGACATTGTTGGTCTGATCATTACTAATACCCTTAATCAAAATAGTCCATAGCCAAAAATAGGAGCAGAAAAAAAACTATAATCCCAACCCCAAAACCAAACATAAATAAAAGAAAACCTGCCATATCCATTATTACTCCTTACAATCTCTAAACTTAATTTCTCTCACTTTCTTCTCCTAATCAACGGTTTCAAAATCTCAGCTACTGCCAACGTAGTACCACAACACAAAACAGCCATAGCCAAGCCAACCGCAATCATATAAAGCGGGTCAGATTGGATTAGGTGCTCAAATTCGGAATATTTGAATGTTAGCATTGGGTTTACTCCTTTCTCTCCAGCACAGTTACAAATTGCCCACACCCGTCGCACTCATACTCATTAATGGTACGTCCATTATCAGTCCACTCATTCGAGCCACAACGGCACTTCAATACAAAAACCTTTCCTTCAGGTGGTGCTTTGTCGTGACCTTTTATGTATTGCTCGTCACCGAAACGGAATTCGCTAACTTTGAATAAACTTTTGCCAAATATGCTATTGAATTGAAAATGCAATCCGTTCATCACTCTTGCTCCTTTCGTAGTTGTTCTTTGAGCGACCAGTGATAAGCGTCTATTTCTTCCACTGTTACGCACTCTCTGGCAATATGTTTGTTGGTAGGGAACGCCTTATAAATGTTGCAGCTACCTTTTAATTCATCTATGGATTCAATCTTCTTCTCTATGGCGAATTTGTTTAGCCAAGCAGATAAGTTTCTTGGATTGAACGGTTCAAAAAGTGGGCAAGCATCACTATCAACAAAAACAGCTTGAACTTCTTCTAGTGCATTTTCGTAGCTTGATAATTGCTGTTCCGCAGCATCTAGGTCATCTTCGCTCTCTTTAAGATCTTTCTCCAACTCCTTCACACGCTCATTAGCCTTTTCCAACTCAGCAGTTAACTGTGCATTCATTTCTCGCTCACTGTCTAGAGCCTCGTTTCTCGCAATCAAAGATTCACGGTCGTATTCTGCCAGCTTGCGTGAGTAAGCAGAGCATTGATTAAACTTTAATTTGCAGAGTTTTTTAAGTGCAAAAAATTGACGCTTTAAATCTTCGTAGTTATCTGCCGGTTTGGCTTTAAGCGACTCTGGTTTTAACATCACTCTTGCTCCTTTCGTAGTTGTTCGTTCTTGCTAATCCATTTAGCAAATAGCCTGAAAACATGATTTGCACCAATAGACCACTCTGTTGAATCATTTCCATCATACTGGTTGGCGACCTCATGCAGCATTCTTGCATTAGAATTTTCCAACTCCCTTGCACGCTCATTAGCCTTTGCTAGTTGTGTGCGTAGGCTATCCAATTCGCTTATATCTCTTTCTAATTCACACATTTCTTAATCTCCTTTGTTCGCTTTGGTGAATGGCTGGCAGGATTTGAACCTGCGACCTCATGCCGCAACATGCGCTCCTTCCTAGTGGTTGCGCTAGCCCTGCTGATATGCAGAACATCCACACTGAGCTACAGCCATTCCCAAAACGCCCTATTACTAGGAACGTTTCAGTCTCCTTCTCATTTCTCGCACTTCGGGGAAAGTGCGGAACACATATTCAACTTGGTTTACTGTTAGACCTGTGCGGTGTGCTACGGTCTTATTGGACGGGTAAAGTTTAGCGTTATTCAACACCCAACAAACTTTAACGCGTCGTTGTTTCAGTGACAGCGTGGGTTTGTTGGCGAAATACTCGCTTAACGTTAACCCTACCATTTGAGGTAATCGTCCATATACGACGTTTCAGACGCTGCGCCACCGACACTGTTCCAGTGCTTTTTAAGGTAGCGTGACAGTCGTGCTAAGTCGGTGGGTAAAGCGCCAGGTTTCATGAACAGTCGTTGACGTGCCATAAATACGTTGTAACGTAAATCCCACGCTAGACGACAGTGGTGTGGGTGTACTCTGTTAGAGTTAGATTTAATATCAATAATCCCCAACTTAACCGCATTCTTCCATATAGAGTCGCCGTGTAACCACGTGTCGTCGTGTGTCGCTACTTCCATTTGAATCAATCCCCACGCTGGACCTTTTGGCCATTGTTTAAGGAATTCACCACGTCGTGACTCATGCGCTATAATCATCATAATCGCCGTTTCACCAGATGGACCGTTCGGGATTTCTGCAAGTGTCGGTCTAACCACGAGTTCTAGTAACTGTTGTTTGTTCATTGTTCTTCAATGCTCCATTTTGTTGCAACGGTTTTTGTTAGGTAGCGTTGCTCGTAAACGTATTGCTGAAACGCACGGTCGGTTATCTCAGTATCCATGGCTTCAACAATGTAATTATATTCGTCACCACATTTGAATGCGGCGTGACGTTGGTCATTCTTACTATTGCTCCTTGCGTAGTTGTTCTAACATTTCCTCAACATCATCAATAGCATCTCCGCAGCAGTCTCTAAGGCAAGGCTTCCAATGACGAATTGCAAACGCTTGTACTACCTCCAGCGCTTTCATTACATCTTCCAGTGACTCTTTTGTTTCTTGCTGGCTTTCTTGGCTAACCGTAGTTTTTGCGAATTCCTCAAAATCAACCATCTCTAAACTAGCATCCTCTTCATGCGAGTCCGGCATGTATGCGTAATAGCCTGTGTGTTTTTTAGTCATTGGATTGCTCCTTGCGTAGTTGTTCTCGAATTAGCCTAATCGTGTCAATGTCTCCTTGAGAAAGGTTTAATTCTCCACAATCTAAAACTCTCTGAACGCCCTCAATACTCTTTTCTATGGCGAATTTGTTTAACTGTACGCTAGCTTTTTCAAATTTAGGGTTTTGCAGTAAATCGGTTTTAACGTCGGCACGTCTAACTAAATTCGCAATAAGAATTGCGTATTCTCCATTTTCTTGTCTCAGTTCTTGTATTTGATCATGCCTGTTAACAAGCTCTTTATGGCACTCCCTCACACGCTCATTAGCCTTTGCTAATTGATTGCGTAGATCAGCTATGGTTTCTTGATGCGCCTCTATCGTATCGTATGCCATTTGTTTTAAACTTTTACTCACTTTTCAATCTCCTTTGTTCGCTTTGGGAATGACTCACGGTATGTCCGCCGGGCAACCATTGACTAGTTAGTTAACCCATCCACTCCACTTATAGAGTCATTCCCAAAACGCCCTATTGCTAGGGACGTTTAAACCTTACACCCTAACCAATCACTTAACAACTCTGACCAGTTAGTCTTTTCCAACTACGTCATATTTCTCATTAAATTCGTGTATAGACAATACTTGCCCAGATACTAGCGACCATGCTGCACTTGGTTTTATCGTCTGCTTGATGGGTTTTAATTTAACAGTACCAGTCAATACATATTCACCGTATCTATTCAGGACTAATACCTGACCATTTATATCAGGTTTATAATGAATTAAAATACAATCCTTCCTCACCCCACAATCGCTATAAGTATGTGTCCACTCATCATCATCTTTCTTTTCAACACTCAACGTGTCAATATAATAACGAAATTCTTGCGTAATGTCTTTGTGATGAGTGCAACAATTACCAAAGTATTCGGGATTATTCCAATTAGCTAAATCACCATCAGTATCAAGACCATAACTTTCCCAACCTTCAAACGCCTCGCTATCATTATCTGAATCATTTACATCAATACCAGTGAGACCAATAAATACGTCAATTTCTTCATTGCTAAACTCTGCTGCGCGAATGTAATTACCTTTTTCAATTTTCATAATATTTCTTCCTCATTTGTTAATGTCATTATATCTTAGACGATAATATTCACTGTGTCAACATTAAAACGTATAAATAACACCAGAATAATACAGTAATAATAGCGTGTATAGCACAATAGTAGATAAAGCACCCCAAATCATACCGACATAATACCCTTTGCGATAACCACGCCAATAATTACTGGTCATAAGTTTCCAACTCTTTTCTCATACTACTAATTAGATCAGAAAATGAGTCACCTAGCTCAAAAGCATCATGTAATCGTTGTAGTTTAGCGAGGAAATTCACTTGCTGTAATGTAAATTGCTGAGCCCATTCAATAGAACCATACTTATACATGTATATAATACCAGAACCAAATTCATTATCATCGGCTTCTTTACGAACATCATTATTCGGCATCATCATACCAACAATACAACACGTGTTATTTTTCTCATCATAATAAAAGCAACCGTCATTACCGTTTTCGGTAAATCGAACGCTAACCTTACCTTGTTTTTCCAGCTTATCAATAGCACCACTAACAGATTGCTTAAATTCTTGATTATTCATAGCTATTCTCCTAAATCTAATATCATTTGATCACTATCATTTAATTTGTTGATGGTAGTGTTAACTTCATCTAGCTCAATCTTAGCACTCTTTAATTCTGCTTGTAAATCTTTAATGTAGTCACTCAGATGTGCTTTCTTTGCCTGTAATGGTTGTAGTAATTTCTTAGTGGTATTAGTCATAAAATAAACCCTCTGGATTTGATTCAATAACATCAGCAATTTCACTGAAGGATAACTCGTCACCATCATTTAAATTTACCAATGAATTATTAATATAATCCCCACAAATTGTTCTCAAAGAGAGCCAATCTTTTACTTGAAGATAACGAATTAGCGTACCACCACTATCAACACCTAAGTTATAACCCGTCTCTTTCTCATAAACTTTACAAGCAACACCAAGGCAGCAGTATTTATCTAGGTCTTGATTATACAACTGACCAACACCTTGCTTATATTCACCACTACGTAAAGCATCCACCCATTTTTGTGCGTTACTGTTAATTGTCATAATATTACCTCCAAATCATTTCTGTTCATAATTACTTCATCTGTATTGTAAGCGTATCTTGGATCAGACATATCGTCAAGTTTAATTACGTACATATTTAAGTCATTATAAATTCGCTTAACATAACCATTAGATAAGAACGGGTGATTAGGGAGTGCTACTCTGTCACCGAGTTGTATTTCTTTCATACCAATCTCCTCATTCCATCATCAATTTGTTGACTGGTTAAACACCACAATTCCTGTTCTTTAACATCAGGTTTCATTACATCTAGTGTCTGTCTAACCTCGTTTAAATACACTTTAGCAAAGTTCTCATCATTGTCAACAATATCTTTTGTATTATCCATAATATCTGCAACTTTAATTAATTGCGCTTCAAATGGTGCTTCACTAATATGCTGTCTATCAATGGCTTTACGTTTTGCTCGATTACCATCAGATTTCACTGATATGTCTGTGAGCCATTCAACTAATTCCATAACATCGTAGCCAAATTCATCAGCAATATCGCCTAGCGTAACGTGTGTATCTTCTACTGTGTCATGTAAGATAGCAGCATAGACCATTGCTCTAGTTGCATCTGGATAATGTTGGCGTAATAATTTGCACACATTCATTGGGTGTATCACATAAGGCTCATTTGTATATTTACGTTTTTGCCCTATATGTGCATCACAAGCAAACCTTATGACTCGTTCAAGGTACATCAAATCCCTCCTATCAAAATACTGTAACATTTTAATATGTGACCAATTATCATCACATAAATAACATAATTATGGCGATTAATATACCAACAACGCATATTCCTAATATTGTAGCTATGATTAATGTACCTAATGCAATGTGTTTGTAGTTCATAGTGTTCATATCACTCCTCATAAAAATAAACCCGATTGATAAGGTCGGGTTTCTGATAGTTAAATTAAATTGAAGCCTTAACTCGCTGACGAATATCCTCTAAAGAATGTTCTATAAGTAATTCACCATCTTTGAATACTGTTTGTAACTCACCTTGTTCTTCTTGCTCAGGTGTTTGTCGGTCATAAAGCACGTATTCACCATCTTCAAGTTCTACACGTAACAGACCTTTCGCTGACTTCTTTTTAGAGTCTGTAGCAGGGTCTTTACACACATCTACTTGGTCTCCATCCCACACCACTGATGTTGCCTTCACTGCACTACCATGTGTATCACGAGTTACATATTGGTAAGAATATGAGCCTACACCAAGCACTACGTTAGGAACAAAACCTTTAGCTTCTAGACGCTTAATAATTTCAGCTTGACGTTCTAGAGTGATAGAGTCTCCGTAGATAGCACCAACATGAGAGTCTAGTAATTTATAACCTTGTTCTGTCTCTACACCACCGAACATATTCCATAGTAATTCGATAAGACCTTTAGATTCTGGTGTTTCTTCTATTTGTTTGAACTCACAGTAAGATACTGTTGAATCCCAGTTATCTACGTAGTAGTAAGTCTTATCGTGTCGATTAAGTTCTGGCTCATAAGTAACTTCGTATACACCATATTCACCTTTCCAAACATGTGTCTCTCTACTATGTGGATTTGTCGCTTCTAGGTTGCGTCTGAAAATTTCATCCATCTCCTCTGCAACAGCTTTTTTCCAATCATCGAAACTAGAGCCAAAATAATAATCAGGATCGACTTCTTTAAAATTACTATTAATACCACAAAGAATATCTACAGGATCTCCACTATCAGGGCGAATAACAAATGTACCGTCTCGTGCTAGAATCTTATCTTTTAAAAGAGGTAGACCTTCAGTTACAAACTTGAAGAAATCAAAACTATCTGATACATGAGATAGAATACCAGTAGGGACTTTATCAAATAAGTATTCTACATACTTAACTTCTGCCTCTAGTTTACTAATACCTTCTCGTTCTACCATACCCATAATATAACTAGTTGTAGTAGAATGCTCTGTAGCTGGAACTGATACACCTACTAGTTCTTTTTCTACATTCGCGTTGTAGTATTCTTCTGCAAAGATAATAGCAGGGATAGTATCAGTACCGCAGTTGCCAGCAGCTAAGTGACCAAAACCACTCATCATAGCGGCTTCTTTACCAAACATCCCACGAAAACTGAAATCGTGACACATAAACGGTATCATGTTCATATCACCACCAGTACGTTTAAAACTATTAGTGATGTTACGTAGATACTGTTTAGCTGTAGTCGCTGACGTTTGGATAGGCCAATTCTGTGTAGAGAAAATAGTCTCTAGGTAATTAGTCAACCAAGCAAAATCAGGGTGGGTATTACGGAACGTTACAGGGGGAACACCGTATGGTACAGATACTCCTTCTGGTAGTGCTTTAATCTCAATAGGGAGATACCCTAAGTCGTGTAAAGCTTCAAAGTTACTTACATTATATTCTTTACCAAGATAAGCGGTAAGGTGGCGTTGTATATATTTAATCGCAAATTCTTTCGGGATATTAAAGAAAGAATCATTCCAGTTACTTTGTAGTTCATCTTTAATGAAATATTGTAGCCCAACGAATACTACTTTACCGTCTGATTGTTCAGTAGGGATGTTACTAAGACGACCATTACGCGAGGTAAAGTTTGAGTAAACTTGTGTAATACCTTCAGCATAAGCATCTTTATGGAACGTCTTATAACCGTCTGTGTTTAGTGGCCCGAATGTAATTGTCATAATGTTCTCCTTACTTTCCTAAATTAAAATTCATTACGTCTTGTTTGTTAACATATTTAGCTACTGTCTGGTAACAGTAGATATTATCAAACAAACCTTTAAAAATGTCAAGCCCTTTTGCAGCAATTAAATGAGTTACATATAAATCAACTGTACAGCCTTGTGAGCGTAGTTCTTCTGCAAGAGGGATGAATGTACCACCACCATCTAAAATATCGTCACAGATGATTACACGACTTCCTACAGACAATGTTGTATCTAATTCTGTCTTAATAATACGACCTGTAGAAATATCTCTCTCTTTCGATGCTTGTATTATAGGAACACCTAACATATCTGCAATGGACTTAGCTTTATCTTTAGCACCTTTATCGGGAGCAATCACATAATCCCATTTTTGTACATAACCATTGTGTCGTTTACAAGTGTACTGGAAACAAGATACTTGGTTAATTTCACGATAAGGTGTTTGTAATTTAGTTAATGATGCTGGATTATGCACATCGGTTAAAACCACTTCGTCAAACAGGAATCCATCTACTGTGTTTAAGAACCAACGTAACATATTAGGATTACCTTCCTCGAATACTCGATCTGCTCTACCGTAAGGTAAGTAAGGAAGATGCAGCACACATTTAATATCTGTTAAAATTAATTCAAACTCCCACAAGGCAGCCATAACAGCTATCAACTCTTCTGAAACCTGTTTGACTGGTGTAGTGGGACAAACATTGAAATGTAGATTATGTTTCGTTTCTACAACACCAACATCTACCTTACAAGTCAACGCACCATCACTAAACTCTACCCATTCTACGGGCATTTCTTTATTATCGGCTATTAATGTAATCATATCTCATCACTCCCCATTATCAATTTGTTCTAGTTCATCTTCCAACTCTTTGACGTACACTTTCAAGTTATCAATTTCATTATATAGATCTTTAACCAATACTTGCAACTGTTTATGTGAATATCTTTCTAATTCCATACTAATCCCACCAATGTAATGACTTACGTTTTATTAAATGACATAGATAATCTACGTCCTGTTGCCTTTTATTTGTGAACTCAACACGTTTTGGTATATTAGATTCAACACTCGACATTTGACCAAAGGGTTTAGTGAGATCAAAGTCAAAGTACATATCATAATACTCATCCTCAACAATACGTTTACACAATGTAGCTGCTATATGTAATTCTTGTGCTGTTAATTCTGACCTAACTAAATGACCATGATTCTTGTGACAGTAGCCGGACAATTCAAATGACCTACCTAACAAGGCGTAATTAAATGAACTATCCCAAGGCTGAAATTCAGCAAGTTCTTTACGGAATAACCATACATTACGTATGAATGTTTTGAGTTTGTACAGCATGTTATTTATCCTCAGTAAATTCAATTATAGGGCATAACTTATGCTTCTTGGCTTTGATGTACTCCATAATCAAGTTAGGATCTTTATTAGATTTGGTGTATTCAACTTTTGACCACCACTTCCGCACTTTATATATGGAGTAACCTAACCCAGTCAATACACCAGAAACCAACCATGCTGCTAAAATTTCCAAACCCATAGCATTTTGTAGGAACACTCCCGTATTAATCCACGCAAATAACGATGTTAAGGGGATCACAAATAAAAAACTAATTAAGATTGGAAACAGAAGTAACCAGAAAAAACCACGCCATGAAATCATAAGAAATACCTGCCAAAAATAAATACACAAGCTATTACTGACGTGAAGTTCATATAACCCTTCAATTCCTAAGAATTTCCCTGTTAGTGCTTTATAGTGCCAACTATTTTTATTTACTTTCATAATTATTTCCTCCTACTTAATCTTCAATTTCAACATTATCACTGTCTGTAATTAGATACACTCTCGCGCCACATGACAAAGGTTTATCAGGACTGTAAACAACTCTCGCAATAATATTACCATCATTATCTTTAATTGCAACATCATTCGCGTAAGTATTAGTCTTATAAGTTTTAACAGTAATAACTGGTTCTCTATCCTCAGCGGATGCTTTGATATTAGAACGAATTTTATGTTGGTTAATGTGTATGATTGTTTTCATAGTTCACTCCTCTGTAATTTTTAACACTATAAGTATTAATATACCCATAAAAATAAACCCCGTCAAGAGACAGGGCTTAAATTATTTAAAATTACATTACGGCTATTTCTTAGCCCTCACAATTTCAGCAGCATGAAACAAATCCTCAGCTTCATTTAATTTCTTTTGTGCCAATCCATCCTCATAGAAACATTTAGCTAGTTTAGTGAAGTCTGCTGGCTTAACATCAAATCTATCCTTACAATTCTCAGCAATCGCTTTCTGTTCATCCTTAGCACTGTCAATGATCAATTGCTCTCGCTCCCAATCACGTAGATATTGAATGAATGTTTTATCGTTCAAGATATGCGCTGGAATTGTTGTCGTAGTTGCATTTGTCATAAATTACTATCCTTTGTTTGTGTTGTAAATATCACCATAGTAAAATGGTGTAGCATTTGGCGCATTATTCAATTTTGGGTCAACCGTGTAATCACCACTACGTAATTCCGAATCACATTTATTTTCTCTAGCGAAGAACGCCTTACTCACAGCAATAAATTCACTTAATGTTGATTCTTCAATTTCAATTGTCACTAGCTCACCCTCAATATATTTACTTAAATTACCCTTCATGAATCACCTCCACATCACCACTGCTAATTAACTCGTCTAAATCTATCACCTCGGCAACACCATTAGACTTATCTATAATATTAGAAAGTACAGCACCACCATAAGCAGTAACAGATTCTGATTGTTTATATACTTCATAAACACTACCGCTATAACCCATAAATAATACTTTGTCACCGATTATTTTAATGGATTCAATACCACTATTCATTCGCCAACTATCACCACCCAAATAACCACCACTCCACATACCGAATACTTTATAAATCGTTTCGTTATTGTGTGATATTTTTATTACTACAAATTTATCTGGTGTATAATTCATAATTCATCTCCTCAAATTTAAAACTCATTTTGATATCCACCAACATCAATAATGTTTGGTAATTCTAACACAGACCACAATCGAATAACACTTTTTCTGTCATCAATTACAGCAGCAACATTATATGTATCTTTAACGAACTGGTTGTATAGCTCATATTTAACAATATCATCTTTGCGCATATCACCTTCTTCACGCATTATTAGGTCATACTTAAAGTAATCATCCCATCCTGCTGTGATATGCTTTTCAATCCATTCTAACGTATAATCATAACAAGAACCATCCCTACCAGACATGAAAATAACATGACCATTCCTAATAGCTAACCCCTCAACCATAGCAATAATCTCACTGCGCGGTTTATCAAAATGTACTTTATCCCACTCAAAAGGCTTACGAACTCCTCGCATGTCAGCCACAGTACCATCAATATCAACTATGATACAATGTTCTAATTTACGCTGTTCTTGATATACTTCAACTTTGTTATCACCAATATAACCATATTGCTGCATGAAACGCTTATATTGCGACCATAACAGTGATTCTGATAGACCACCATGTCTTTGTGCGTTTCGTTTAACCAATTCTTTCCAATCACAAGGGAATATTTGCTCAACGTATTCGTAATCGTGTTCGTCAGCGAATTGTTTCCACTTATTACGTATTTTTTGGTTTAGGTTTGTATCGCTGATTATAATGTCAGAACCACGAGCAATGCATTCTAAAGCCCTACTATCAATATATTCTGTTACCGCTTGTTCATTTTTATTATTAAATTTATACTTTGTCCAGTCCCTAGTGCCGTTTGTGAACAACATGAATCTAATGTCATCCCTATTCAGACTAATTACACTACCTAACGCGTGATCATCAATATATTCTTGTGCCCATGTTGTTTTACCTGAACAACTAGCACCTATTGTTAATATGATTTTATTTTTCATACATATTTCTCCAATAATTTATATTTAGTAGCAGTCAGCAGCATATTAAAGCAATCCAAAAACGTTAACTCTGGCTGCTGTTTCTTCTTAAACAATAATCCACATACAGAATATTGTTTAACATTCATGGCGAACTCTTTTTGGTCTGCAATATCTCCAAATTTACTCCACAAATGGTCAAAATCATAAGATGTTGATTGAAACGCATTTTCATAAGGTTGAAATAAAGGTTTATCCTCTGGGAATATGGATAAATACTCGTCCTGCTCATTAATAAACAATATATCCATAATTCGCTTAGGTGTTGGTCTAGTTTCTCCGCGCATTCTATGAAATCTAACGTATTGCTGCGATTTTATTTTAAGCGTAGGCTTACCCTCTCTGTCAAATAGGACAAAACCTTCCTGTAACTCTGGCAAGTTTTGCACCTGTTCTAATATATCCTCCTTGTTAGTAAATCTAATAATTCTAGGGGGTTGACATCCTAATTTTTCACATATTTCTTCATAATTCATATTTTCACTCCTATATCTAATCCAACCAAGCTCTCTCCAAGTCTTACCCCAAATTTGTTTTGGGTGCCACCTACTCCTCTTTATAGGAATATCTAAATTTTTGTATCTGTGTAATATCGTATTACGATCAACCTTATAGTATAAACCCATTGTTGTGGAGCTATCAAATATACCATCATTGGTACAGTACCACCAAACAAAATTTGGATTTGATTGCCCAAACTTCCTGCACATTGGGTTAGCTTCTCCCAATTTTATGTCCGAAAAATACTCCTTGTTATTTTTATAAAAATTTTAAATATTCTTTCGTATCTTCAGAATGTTTAAAATTTTTACGTCTCTTGTGTGCTGGTAAATTAGATATACAATTTTTAGTACCTTTCGGGTTTGGTGGTTGTATGCCCCCAACATTTATATTCCACCCCATATTTTTGTATGGCCTGAGTAACATCTCAAATGTATAACAAAAGTCGGATTCTTTTGAACACATTATGCAGTACATTATAATATCATTATAAGTCGAGAATGCATTTTTTAAATGTGGATTTTCGCTTCTATTTTTATGGAAGTTTAATCTTTTTTGTGGGTAGAATGATACACCAATATACCCACAACTATAGTTAAATATGTCAGAACCTCTGCATATATGGTACACATAGCAAATTTTATCTTTTTCTGTAGTTTCCATCAATATTACTCCTTATGGATAATAAAAAAGCTTCTCTCTGAGAGTAAGGGGTTACTACTCTATTTTCTGGACTAACTACCTCGAAAATATAAGTGTGGTCAATTATAGGAATTTCCTCTAACTTATCAAAATTGATAACACTCTCAATTAACTCTTTCCAAGATAATTTATAACCATTAATACATACCTCAACAGAAGGCATAATCATAGAACGTGTGCGATATAGCCAGCCATATTTTTCATTTTTCCATACTGATACTAAACTGCCATCAATCTTCTGGTAAGCAACCATATTTTCAACATCGTCTGGTTGACCTTCAATCTCACCATAGTTAAAGAATCTATCAAAACTACGACTTTCTACGAAATATTCATCACCCTCAAGTCTTACAACAAGACTGCGACACTCAATCACTATTGGATGATATTTAGGACTTTTTATTTGGTCATAATTAAGTACGTATAAATCAGGATAATTTTCGTTTTGACTAACCTTAATACCCAATTCTTGTTGTAGTTTATCAAGACCAAATTCATTTAGGTATTTAATAGTTTCCATAATTTATCTCCTCATAATAAAAAGGCGCTGAACAACGCCAACGCCTCTAAGATTAAATAAGTATGTCTAATTTGTCAAGAATTTATTTTCAGTACCTGATTCTAGTGCCTTGCGATATTGCCAGAATACTTTACTATGGAAATTCCCACTACTCATATAACCATCTGTTACATCCACAACTTTAGCTTGGTGTTCTGTGGGAGAGAAATGACCGGGCTCATCTGAAAACTCACCATTACTCGGCAAATTAAGCATATCGTAAATTTTCAATGCCTTTTCTAATGACGTATCTAATCTACGATAACTCACTTGTGCTGAACATGATGTACTAATCTTCACGGCATTTTCTAACGAATACACCTCACTTGTACCATTACCAACAGGGAACACTTGCTTACCTGATCCTAATGGTTTATAACACTCAATATATGGTAAATGGTAATCACCTACTTTCAACTTAACAGAAACACTCGAATTAATAGCATCGCGCATTCTTTCTGCTAATAACTTAATCTCAGGTTGTGCATCTTTATGGCAGCGTAATCTAAAGAATGCGTCAAATTCATCTTTGGTTGTTGTTATAACCCCCTTTGTCCAAAGCCAAGGCTCAATGTAGCGATTAGATACTTGCTTATGAAGACCTAATTCAGCAAGCTGTTTAACCCCATTTAGGCAAGCATCTCGCATTCCTAATATGATCATCTCGGCTAGTTTTCTCTCCATCCCTGACAATTCTTTATCAGCAACCATACCAGATTGGTTTTTACCCCAATGGACAGGCATTGCTGGATCATTAGCAACTTGTTCTAATTGACTAGTTACTGGACAAGCCCTAGAACTAGCATAGTTTCTACTAAAAGATCTGTGTGTGTTATTCTCAGGTAATACAAACCTATGCAACTCAATTTCCAATGTAATCAACTGCTCACCATTAGGCGCTTCACTGTGTGCAATAACTTTAGCACTAGGTCTACTCATTAAATAATCTCCTTTAAACTTTTAATACTCTTAATTCGTTTCTTATCACCAATGCTACGATTACGGTTATAATCATCAACCCAATCGCGATTGTATGGGTATTCTAATGCAATTACTTGCTCAACACCAGCATTAATCCCTGCTAATAATTGCTCAGGGCTATCATCAATGAAAATATCAGGCTTTAATTCCTCAAGAATACCTTGCTTGTTTTCACCTAAACCTAAAATAAATACATCCGTAAAACCTAAACTTAATAACATATCAAGACGTTGTTTTCTTGCATAGTCACCACCACCGTGACTTGTAACGATTACAATGTCGTATTTTTGCAACAATGATGGTATAACATTTTTCAGATAACCATAAACAGGTGGTGATTCCGTATCATTATATTTAACAATTAAATCACGACATTTATTTCGCGACAACCCGTTAAAGTAGGTGCTAATGTCGTAGCTGCTGAAATCATTATCCAGATTTAACCCATACCCATGATTAATAACAAATGCTGTAAACCCTGATACATAGTCGGTGATTACTTGATCGCAATCTAGTGCTAATAATGGTTTAGTCATAATTACTCTCCCTCTTACTAAATTCTCTAACTGTCACGAGCCTTTCTGTTTCAACACAGTCTAAATCATAAGCCTCGCTCATCCAATCAATATCCTCTGGTTCAGAATATTTACCACCACCGTACCAATAAGTCCAACCAACCCATTCACCAGATGGTGTGCTACTAGCTACTGATTTACTCTCATAGTGACGTGAACTTGGACAAGGTAGGTTTGTTTCAACTTCACCCTCTCTCACGTCATACAAAGCATCCCAATGTTCATCATGTTCTACTAATTCATCGTACAAATCGTCAACATTAACATCGGTAACAGTTGGTGGTAATACCTCTTTCCACAACGCTGTTTGGTGTATAATAATATGCTTAATTTTCTGTTCTGGTGTCATTATTACTCTCCTCTTAAAAACGCTTCAATTTTATCTGTTGTTTCAATTAAGAACTCAGATTCACTTTTGTTATTATACACATCAACAACATTAGTAACAATATGATCTGGTAAATAATTACGACTATCACCTTCAAAATCACCACGACCATAAATTCTAACAAGTAATATGTTATTCATGCCAATCTTATCAATAGCTGGCTTAATTTCATCCACGAACGCAGCACTGTCGTCAACATAAACACCAGACAATAGATTCTTAGCGCGACTAACACCAAAATAATCACTACCAAAAGTAGGTTTAACTACCAGTTCAGATACATAAATCATTGCCTCACGAACTGATAATGGAACATCGTGTTTCGATAAAGCACAACGATTATATAAATCTTCACCACCAATCATATTATATAACATAATAGCTTGTGGTCTTTTAACAGTGAATAAATCATCAGGCTTTTCTTTGCGCTCCCTGTCATTATAGATTGACCAGAAATCACCAGCTTTTACATCAAATAAACTCATTGTTAATTCAAATAACTTGTCTTTACAACGTGCTTCATTTCCACATAATCTAGGAGTCAAGTGTTGTGTTAATACACTTTTACCGCAACCCTTTCCCCCATTTAATAATATAAGCTTAATATCACTCATAATAACATCACTCCTCGTTAAAATTTATAGTTTACAGATGGAAGATAGCATGTAGTTTTCTCTTGGTCAACAACTTGTGAATTATTATTTTGATAACCAATATAAACCAGCGTACACACATTACATAATAGCAATAACGCCACTAGTAATTTATAACCTCGCCCACTCATAACAATATACCACCGAATTGTTTATTAAGCTCAATAGCATGTTCAGCTTGCTCAATAGCGTCCTGCAATGCATTGTGTGTAGCAGAATCGCAACCATTATGTCTTGAGATAGGTAATGCACCATTTAATGATTTCCACGTTCTGTAATCGCGCTCCATCCAGAATTTCCAGAATACTTCCTGCCCACAAGCATTATAAGCATTTTCTAGCAGACCCATATCGAATCTTGCACTGTTACCGACAGGATGAACATCATAAGTCTTAGCATTTTTAAAGACATAATTCTTTAGTTTCTGCAATGCTTTATCTAGTGGTAGTCGATTACCATTTAAAGAATTACGCGCTGTATCACTCTGCTCCATCCACCACATCAATGTATCACCATCAACGTTGAGACCTTTATCAATGCATGATTTAATGTCTATATTAGTATAGAACTTATCTTTAGCAATACCTTTCTCTGTGAATAGTACAGCGCCAATAGACATGATCACTGAATTAGATTTAGTACCAAGTGTCTCTAAATCCACGATTAGGTATGGTTGTTTAGTCATAATTATTCCCCTTTGTTTTATTTAAAATTATTAAGCTTGTTTAGGTAAAAATTCCTTGCTTTATCCGAAACCTTACCACCAACTTGCTTCATGGTCAATCCATTTTTATCAAGAACATCTTTTTCCTCTTTGTTAATATCTTTATTAACCCAACCAATGAACATTCCTATTTTATTTTGATCTAATCCAACTTCTTGTAATCCTTGTTCTAGTCTATTTTCTGTCACCGCATAATCAACAAAGTTTTTAACAGATTCTACAACTTCTGGATCGACAGATACCAATTTCTTAACTTTAGATACAGAATGCTTTTCCCCTTTTACTTTAAAGCGCAAATCATTACCTTTAAAATCAGAAGTCCATACCACACCTTCTCCTACACCAGATACATTAAAATGTTTACCAACTGGACATTCTTTTTCTACACGTTCTGTAATAGAGGTTAAGGTATTAACAATATCTTCGGGGTTGTTGAAATCCACCGTCACGTTATAAGTGGGGAACTCATTGATGTTATATACGTTATACTGATTGTCTAGGTCAATCAAGTTAACATTCAATTTAAACTCATCACCACCACGAAAACCTTTACCGTCAAACACAACAAACATTTTATCAAGTTCTGATAGAGCTACACCTTTTTGAATATTACTTCCACACCATTCCCCATATAAAATACATGAATCAACATCTTCTCTATAACACAAGAATCCTAAAAGTGATTCAAAGTAATGTTTATTATCCATAACGAAGTTTGCAAACCCAAAGTTATCGTCATCAGGTGTTATAACGCGAGAACGAGATTGACAAAATAGATTTCCGTACTCATCAACACCGACTGCGGCATTAGTGCCGTGTAATTTAACAGTGCCATTAAAATCTATTGTTGGTAAGGGCTTATTATGATAAGAACAATAATCCCTAACTTGTTTTACTACATTTCTGAACTGCTCTATCTTTCCAAATTTAACAAACATAATCATTCTCCTTTAAATATTGCTCAATAAAAATAGCGCCAAGACGAGTAACTTTTTTATATGTACATCTTTTACCATCTATTAGAAAACCACCATCTACTGCGATATGGTATGCCGTATGACCAGACCAATAACCCATTGTTTGATCTTTTAATGTCTTAAACAATTGTCTCTTTTGTTCATCAAGATTACCTTCTGCTAAATTACCAGACCACCTATTCTTAAATAGGTCTGAAATTATCATATCAATAAGATTGCTCATAATTTTTCTCCTCTGTTAAGTAAGCCCAACAACAATACACCCACTAACTAACTACGTCAACTGTTCATTTATATTTTATGTACAATTATAATGAACTTTTATAATTATTGAACGCATATAAAAAAGCCCACGCGAGGTGGGCAAAATAAGGAAGTAATATTATGTATACCCATAACGTGGGTAAATCGAAAGCGCAGCTACAAATGTGCAACCCGTATAACGCTTTGGTGAAAATGGTTAAGCAGCGGTAACAGTTTGGTGTGCTATCGTAGCCTACGTTTTTAGCTAAGCCTGTTCAGACCCGTAACCACCTTCCCAAAACATTATCAGCCCTTAACGGAGGCTAGGCGAGTCAATTTAGGAGGAGGAAAACAAGGATGACTAACCCTATATGAAACCTGTTTACGCCTATTCGACAACTGATGATAAAATAAAGTTCAAAATTATTTTAACCTAAATCACCCCAATCTTCTTCGTTCATAAGAATATCCAATTCTTTTAATATCATAATACCCTTCTCCAAATCAAATTCGCTTACTTTTTCCCAACCATAAGCAGTAGCACCATAGTATAAATCATGGGGATCATAATCCTCATCGAAATACTCACCACCAACCTTAATCATCCTTTCTTTAAATGTACCACCACTATCCTCATTCATATCGCTATAATAACCGTATTGCTTACGGTCTACATAATCATAAACTGCTTCATCACTATCTGCTACTATGAAACCCTCGATTGATTCGTGATAATCTTTTTGAGAATAATATCTTACTAATATTTTATATAAATCCATAACCACCCCTTTAATCAAATAATAAACTTAGTTTTCTTAACATAATTACCTGTCTTAACTAACCCGTCTAGTGCAAAGCAAGCAGCATCCAAATGGTTAGGTGATTTACCACTACCGTCCCAAGTGATTGCTTCATCAGTTAGTCCAGTAAGCATAGCATCTTTATCGAAATATGCAATATCTGTTTCATATAAATGTGCCATAGCCATTATACGAGAATATTTCTTAGATGTAGACGGGAACTCTTCTGTTGGCATGAATGGGAAATCGCGTTTAAGCATAGACTTTACATAAGCACCAGCACCATTCTTCTCTACTCTAACTTTACCACTGCATATTTTACTGTACTTGTCAAACAACGCACCAACAATACGCATAGCTTCATCACCAGTATGATGCCCTGTTTTATTCTCAACAATAACCGCTTTATTACTCTCTGTTAATATCGCAACGACAATACCAAATTCATCAGCATCTTTACGACCAGTACCTGAGTTTGGATCTAGTCCAATAGCAAACTTAACCCATTTACTACGATGAAACTCACCCACCATTTCAACAGTGGTCTTTTCAATTAGGTCTGGTGTAAATAATGCCTTATCATTAGTAAGGATTAATTCACCCAATACTTCCTGACGACCAACACGAGTATTCATTGTTTTCTTAGCACGAGCAATCATCTGTGGTGTAAGGTTATCGGCATTAGCTAGTGTAGAACCAGTGATCAGTCTAACGTTATCATTAGGATCTTTAGCGCGTTTAACCAAGTCAATCATTAATGGTGTAGCACGAGGTGTAGTACAGATAATTGCTTGAGATACACCCTTACGCAATGAATATTCCAATTGTTGCCAGAAGTCTAACGCATCCCCTGTAAATGAACCTAATTCATCGGCAATGATTAATTCGTTGTTACCACCCCTAGCACGTTCTGGTGACTCACTTGATACTAACCTACCCACTGCACCATTAGGATATTTAAGAACGCCATAATGAGGCATATAGGTCGGTGTACGAGGATCACCATCAGCATAAGAACGTATAATGCCACTCTCACCATTAATGATAGTTTGAACTAGGTCATTATTAGATGGTGCAGCAATAGTGAAATCCTTAACACCTTGTTCCTCAATATACCACTTTAACATTCGTGATATTGTATGTGTATTGTGCGTAGGTATTAGACCTTCACCAGCAAGGAATAGATGACTATCATTATCTACCTCAATACACGTTGTCGGCTCATAAGGTACTTCTTCATAGGACATAATTAATCTACCCTGATTACTAAAGGGTAGTTTCTTGTCAACGAACGTGCGTTTAGCCTTATACTTTAGTGTAAATGGGATAAATTTACATGGTCTCCATCTAACTGTGTATAATTCATTGCCCTCTTTATCTATCTTAATTTTACAATGTGGTTGTTCACCTAATGTCCTAAGTAAGAATGCAAAACTATGTTGTAGGTCTTTGTCCTCGGTAATAAATTTAGGATTGTTGTGATTTTGAACAACACCATATTTGTCCATAAACCCACGCACAAAATCTTGACGCTGTTCTATTGAGCAATAAATATATTCGTCAGGGATTACACCACCACTAAATGTGTTGCCAAATTCATACGGTGTAATGTCGTGGTGTTGATCATTGTCAAATTGTAATGGGAATGCACTAGGTATGGCGTGATTATCATCGAATGTGTCTACAATCTCTTGTGTTGTACGCTTAGTAGCCACGCCTGTTGTTGCCCAATTAACATCGTAACGATAATCACGAGACCCGTCATAGTGGTTATCATAGAATACACGTTTCTCGTCTGTGTTTAGCGTCATCCAATCGTGTTCAGAACATGAGGTAATAGTAGTTTTGTCATTGAATGTGAACTTATAGATTTTCTCTTTAGGTGGTTGTGGATAAACGCCTAGAATTTTTACAGGTAGACCTTTTTCGTCATATACGTAATCACCAACTTCTAGTTCACCCATAGTGATCCAACCTTTATTGGCTGTTAACATCGGTGTGGTGTTAGTCAAACTTTTTCCCCACGCTCGTCCACATAGTAACAACGCGATGTTGTTGTCGGTGTCTGTTGGTACAAACTGCTCTTGTCTTAAAAATATAATTGGGTCGTATAAAAGCTCCTCACGCTGTTCTTTACTAAGACCATCTATGAAAGCCTTCTTATCCTCATTATTCATAGCGCGAAGTTTGTCGCCCATCTCTAGTCTCTGCTCAGGGGTCAGGTCACTAAGCTTTTGCATCTAAACACCTCTTAAAGTTAATCTAATGAGGTGTTTAGACACATTAAAAAGAAACTCGTTAAGTTAGGCTTTCGTCCAACCTTTGTGTTTCTTTAATTTACCTTTGTTTAATTTAACTAAGCTAGAAGAATCTAGCCTGTGTTCCTTAGCAAATTTATGCATATTTACACCTTCATGCAAAACACCATCTGGTGATATGAACCTATAAGGTTTAGATACTGCAATTTCAGTATTTTCTTGACCAGTTAAAAAGCAGCAAGTCTCTGGTGAATATATTTTATTATTACCATCACCCAACTTGTCTTTATCAAGTTGATACTCCTTACCATCTTTGGGGTAATTTTCAATCCACCAAGACGCAAAGTTTTGGAAATTTAAGAAGTAGTCACAAACCTCACAATCATCATACATTTTAAATATTTCTCTACGTTTTGGCGCTTGACTATAACATCTCTCAAGCATGCCTTTCCACCGACTATATATTTTAGTGTGTTTATTGTTTACGGAAGTAGAGTGTTCACCAACCCCAGTATAACCTTTACCATAAAAACTAGGGTGGTATGGATCTCTAACTGTCTTATTGCGAACATTTATTGCCGTAGCACTTCTCTCATAACCAGTATTCAAAAACTTAATTTTAACATCACCCGAGTTAACATACTCAAGTATTTCAAAATCACCACAATTTACACTTGTATACACAGTACCAACCTGCATATCATCAGGTACTTTAACATTTTTCATATCAACATTACTCCTATAATAATTAACAAAATCCATATCACTATATCACAGAAATAAAAAAGGGCAACTAAAAAGCTGCCCAATACTCACGACATGATCTCACACCTTAATGAAAACCACTACCATCATTACCATTATTCATGTTAAATTCAATCTTAGCATTAACTCTTTCACTCATCTTCTTAACTAAATCAGGACTTTGTAGAAATTCCTGAATGCTAAGTAGAAGCATATTAGCAGCACTTAATGTATTAATTTCATCCCATGTGAAATCGAAACCACTGATATGTTCACCATCGTCTGATTTAATTACTAGTGATGATCTACTCATACTCCACTCCTATCAGCAATAGCAATTAAGTTATACCATAAATACGCAACACAAGGTAGGCTAAGTAATGCGAACCAACCTAATGATCCAATAGATACAGTAATAATATACAGAATAATCATTACCACAGAAACAATAGCTTTAACCTCGTCACCCTTACTCATCTTAATATCACTCATCTTCCTCTCCTTGTGTCTCTAATTCAGCAATTAATGATTCCAATGCTTTACGCCCTTGTTTTAGGTAAATGTCTCTCACCTCATTCATTCCTAGTTCTGTTATGTCCATATCAATAACACCATCACCCAATGTGTAACCAAGACAAATATTAAACATGGGGTTTTGGTCAATCGTTCCAGCATCAAACCATTCAATCCATGCCTTATATACTTCTAGCTCCTCATTGGCGTTTGCAGCGTCTTTTGGTATTAAGTAATGGTAACAGTCAGACCATGCTAGTTTAAGGCTATCACATAGCGTATGTTCGTTAATTTGCATTACTATTCACCCTTACCCTGTGACTCAAGATAACTACGAACCAATTGAGCATACATCATCATGGCTTCATCATCGTTAAGAAATAGTTTGATAGCACCAGACATGATGTGTAGCACCTTATCTTCACCAGCATTGTTCTCGATAGTTGTTTTTACTTGTTCTTCTGAATCTCTAGTAATTCTGATAATTATTTCTGAATTGCTCATTGAATTTCTCCTGTATTAACTTATTAATCTTTTGCCCTGACTTAGATGATATGGATTTAACAGTAAAATAACTAAGTCCTAATTCTTTTGCTGCATCTGCTAGGGAGTAATCTTTATCTTCATTGAATTGGTAAATTAGTTTTTCACGTTCATCTAATCCAGCAATAACCTCAGCAACCACCTCATCATACATACATGCTACTTCTTCCATGTTAATGTGGTCAAAGTCATTAAACATTTCATGGTTCTCTGATGATAGCCTTTGTGCAACATAAGTGTTTAGACTAAAGTCTATATCACCACCACCACCATAAAATAATTTATAATACTCTGAATGTTCTTCTTCTGTTGTGGTGTTAGGTTTGTGGTATCTGAAATAATTTATGTACCGCGTTTTTACTATGAGATAAAGATACGTTGCGAATGATGCTTTAAACTCAAATGTCTTACGTATGTATCTTGATGCTGTTAACCATATTTCTTGACTTATTTCTGGTATTAAATCTTTCTCGTGTTTAACTAACTTATTTAGTCTTGCTAGTACAATAGGGTTATACCTTTCGTATAAAGCGTTAAATGCTTGTTCATCTCCCTCTTTATACTTTTGACATAACTCATTAGCTGTCATTTCGCTATAACTCATTACATATAATTTCCTGTTCTTAATGATACTATACTTAGGACTATGTCTTATAAGAATAGTTCAAATTTATTTTAGGCAATAGTGGTCATTAGACCCATAGGTGGATATTACACTTGAACATACGCCATATAATATCTAACCTAATCATATACCAAGACAATTAAGTAAGAGTAGAGTGAGAGAGAAAAGAAAGTAAACACCTAATCTTTATTCCCTATAATAACAAAAATTAATTATGTCATTATCTCTTACTTCATTTCATTAATGTTCTTTATCAGTTATCTATTTAACACACCACTTCTTATCATTCATTGAGACTTATTAGGTCAAGTGTCATGTAGTGCTGATGAAACACTGGATATAGGCTACTCAGATTATCCTTAATCTTCTCTTGCATTATTTCTAATGACTTACTATTGCTCGTAGCTTGCTTTCCACCTTAACTATACTGTTTATTGCCAATCTTGCTTAAATAAATTGTAAAACGTCTTGATAGGCAACTCTGGTCAAAGAGCGAACATTAATGTAGATTGATTATGTTCCAGTTATACTCTTTTTGTATTTTGCTTTGGAGTCAGCGTAAGTCTTAGCCTAGTGAACACCTTCTTCGTAAGTGAGTTATAAAACGAAGCCTTGTTAAATCAATCTCAACAACAATAGACATTAAAATATAACACAAGTTCCACATCACTAAACAAAAAGTAGCGTGTCAAAGTCTAAACATTGGAATGAAGGAGATCTCACCCTTATGACTACAATCGCAGTAGACTCTAACCTCGTTATGGCATCTGATAGCCAAGGAACAATTGGCGATAGACGAGTACAAGAACCCCTCACTAAAATATTCAATGTTAAAAATCACATTGTCGGTATTGCTGGTCGATACTCAGAAGCAATGGTTTTCATATCTGCATTAGAAGACGCATTAGAACGTGAAGAATTACAGCGTTCAACATTTATCCCTATTGAAGGTGCTTTCATAGAAGAAATGGAGGGCTTTAATGCGCTCGTAATCACTCCTAAAGGCGAAGTATTAGAATATGAGGGTAGTAGGCTATATACTGTTGCAAAACCTCCTGTGGCGATTGGTAGTGGCGATAAATACGCTGTTGCTGCTATGGCTTGCGGTAAGAGTGCAGAAGAAGCCGTGGAAATAGCTATTAAGTTTGATGTTTACTCTGGTGGTGATATTGTTTCTATGACTATGCAGGAAGCTGATTCTGAACCAACAAGAGAGGAATTACAGAAATTAACTAAAGCAGAGTTGTTAGATTATTTATTCGAGGATGAAGTAGTACCTCCAACAGAGGACTGACCGTTGATACATTATTATTCAGAAAAAAGTGGTAGGCATGTAGAGATAGAACCTGTTGTTGTAAACATAAGAACACCGGGTCAACCAGAACCAAGAGATTTTACTTGCACTGCCACCATTGTTGATGGCGTTGCTTACATATCATTAGGTTCTAGTCATAGCAACCAATATAACCCACATGAAGTTATGACCTCAATAAAAGAAGCATTAAAAAGCATAGGAGCGAATCAGATAAAATTTAAACGTATAAAACCTAACAAAGTCAACACTTAACCAACCCCAAGGATATTATTAATGTCGAGATCTGGTGCTAAACGTAAAAACACACAAAGTCGTAAGGCCGAATTAAACTTAGTTAGAACAAGTAAGCATGATACAGGATGGAATTTAGATTGGTATAAACCCAATGGGAGACAGTGTGATATAATTGACTCCATAGATAGACATGACCTCACTATTGTTGATGCGCCATCAGGGACCGGGAAAAGTTCAACAGTAATTTACAAAGCTATTCAAGAATACCGCAGAGGTACATTCCGTAAAATAGTCCTCATTAAAAACCCCTCCGAATCCGCTGATGATCAAATAGGTTATCTATCAGGCTCTAAATCAGACAAACTTACTGCTCACATGCAGAGTATGAAAAAGTTATTCCAACAATTCATGTCCAACAACAAACTCGAAAATGACTTGTCTAATGGAAACATTGTGTTGGATATTCCAAACTATCTTCTTGGTGCTACAATTGACGATTCTCTAGTGCTGATTGAAGAAGCACAAACCATGTCACCTAATATCTTAAAGCTATGTATGGAACGTGCTGGTAAAGGCACTAAAGTCGTAGTAGTGGGTGATAGTAAGCAACGTTATTCAGCTAAGAAACGTGATGATGGATTAGCTGATTTAATCGAAAAAGTCACCTACGATAACTATGGCGCAAGATTTAGCAACAGTGATTTTGTTGGTTATGTTAAAATGGATTCTAGTCATAACATGCGTAGTGATTTATCTAAATTTATTACGGATTTATACGACAATGATGAGTAACATTAAAGCTAAGTTGTTATTACTTTTAATATTATTAATATGGGGTGGTAGCGCCTTTCTTCATGCAGATATTCCTTTTACTGATTTTACACTATGGGGTTGGCACTTGTACGTGCTGGCTACTATTCTTAGATTCGCACCCAATGATACTATGAGTCGATGGGGGTTGCACTTCTGGTTATGGACTGATCAGGGCGTGAATGTAATCTTAGGTGGTAATTGTGATGTTACAGTCAGTAGTAAAGTTGGTTATCTTAAATTAAACGGTAGTAAAACAGCAATAGCAATGGCATCAGTTATTGACTTCTTTTGGGAACTAGCAACAGGTTTAGAAAATCATTGTGTTAGTGCTATTGAACATGACGAGGAGCATTTTTGAAATGAAACAGTTACATGAATTTGAAACATTACAATCTGCTCGTGATCATGTAGAAGTGCAAGGTAAAATGATTCATCGCAATAGCATGAACGCTTGGTTAGCTGCCGCTGGTAAGTATAGACGACTCAAAGAGATTGCATCGGATTCTTCTCATCCATTAGGTGATGGTGCTGCGGCATTCCTCGATTCAGATGAATATAACCTGATTCAATCTAGTGAAACTGGTCAGAATATCATTCAATTAATGCAATCGCTAATAGCGGCAGAAGGTAACGACCCTGCTTTACAGGGTGTACTAGATAAGGCTATCGCAGCAGCTAACGAGGTTTACTATCCATACGCTAACGCAACCGCTCACGACTTCGCAAAGGCTAAAGGTAGCTGCCCTGTCAAAACTGTTACACCTGTTAACGGCTATCTAAAAATCATACTCACGCAAGACGTAGAAGCGCACAGACCACAAGCCTATGCAATGGTACAAGACGTTAAGACTCATGTAACTACGTTTGGTGTAGTGAGCAAATCTGGTGATTATCTGGCGCAAGTACCAAGGCAGTATAGTGAGTTGTTAGTTGATAACTTTTACGGAGCCATTGCGTAATGGCGTATTATTTATCAGTTGGCAATGGAGGTACAGACCAAGAAATATTGCTTGGCAGCCCAACCCCTGACCTTTCAACGGGGCAACCTTTCAGGCTGCTTTTCGAGTGTCGCTATACAAGTACAGGCTCGAACGAAATAAAGCTAATCAGGGAACAGGTAACTGTTGAGGCTAACTGGACAACGCTGACAGATTCAGTTTTATACACCACTCTCATTGGTTCTGGTCAAGGTACTCTAAATCTCACGCATGGAGTAGATTACACAGATTTTCATGTTTACGAGATTGTTTACGATGGTATTGATTTGTGGTTAGAAGTTGATGGGTTAGAGACAGATAGAATAACAAATGTAACTGGTTACAGAGCAAGTTTTGACGCAATAAGACCAGACTCTATAACAGGGTCGGTAGATATAAAAAGAGTTGAGTTTTTTTATTCTGGGGCGGTGCAGAATAAATACAACAAACAATCCCTTAACGGCTCAAACGACACAGTATTCCCCGATACAGCAGGCGGTAATGATGGCACGCTCGTTAACTTCCCAACTGATAACAGCCAATGGGTGTTTTATAGTGAACCGAGAGATAGCGTAATATTAGACTCCACATTTAGTCTAAATAATTTATCAGTTAGTTCTAATGTTTCGGTGACAGTTCCACAACCAGAATTAATTGGTGGGTTTAATCTTAATAAAATATTAGTAACTAGTAATTTATTAAACACATTACCACAACCAATCGCCAATGGCGCTTTCTCCATCGCTTCGCCTTCATTCAGTGCAAGCGCTAACGCGTCTTTACCGCAACCGATAGCAGATGTAGCATTTACCCTTAACGCGCCAGTGTTTAATGCATCGGCTAGTGCGAGTGCGCCTAGTGGGAATTTGTATTATTTACAGTTCGATGGGGTTGATGATTACGTTGAGGCGTCGATATCAACATTGACACAGCCTTTTAGTGTCGAAATAGATATCTTGATTAATAGTGGAACGGGGTTGGACTCTAGGTTTTTTTCAATCTCCAATCAAAACAATGAATACATAGGGGTGGGTGTTAGGGATGGTCAATGGAAGATATACTCGCATGGTGTCACTCCAGGTCAAGCAGGAACGGTGTTTTTTGGTGAGAGGTACAAATTAAAACTTGCCGTAACAGGTGAAGATGCATCTTTGAGCGTAAACGGTGTCTTGGTTTATTCTGTCACCCCCACACAGGCCGGTTTTTTATCAAATCTCAACAGGGCTATCTTTGGAGGAAGTCCCGACGGCTTTAACTCAAAAATAGATTTTTACGGCGCAACTATAAAAGAATCTGGCGTTGCTGTTAATAATTACGACCCATCTGCATCAAGCGGAACAGGGCAGATTCTACCTGATACAGTTGGTAGCAACGACGGAACACTCGTAAACTTCCCAACTGACGATAGCCAGTGGATACAATACGCATCCGCTGCACCAATTGCTGACGCTAATTTCACGCTTAATAAAAACCAAATAATCGGTGATATTAATAATAGCTTACCAAACCCTGTTATTAATTCTAATTTCAATTTAAACCAATATAATATCATTGGTAATATAGATAACAATTTACCACAACCAAATATTACAGCATTATTTAATTTAAACAAATACGATGTTATTGGTAATGTTGATAATGAATTACCAAATTATTCAATAAACGGATCATTTAATTTAAACAAAAAAATAACCACTGGTAATTTATATAATACATTACCACAACCAAAAATAACAAGTGGTTTTAATTTAAACAACTTAAATGTGTCTGGTGATATTTTAATAAGTAAACCCACATTTAATATAAATGGTAATTTTAATTTAGATAAATTTATATTTACTTCAAATATTACCGCTACACTACCACAACCTGAAATTGAATCATCTTTTAGTTTAAATAACTTAATAACAGAATGTATTGTTTCAGCAACTAGACCTATATTCAACATAGACGTTAGTTTTAATTTATCTAAGCCGTTATTTAGTTCTGATGCCACTATAACGTTGCCACAGCCTAGTATAATGGCTAATGTAGAATTAAACAGATTAAGCTTTAGTGGGTTACTAGGGCAGTCTGGTATTGTCATAATAGCAGGAAGAGATGCAAGAATAACACTTTCACCCGAATCAAATAGAATAACACTTTCACCCGAATCAAATAGAATAACACTTTAAACGAGGAAACAATTAATGGCAACTTTAAACGCAGCGGCAACACTAGAGCAAGCAAATGATTTCGCAACAAATTGGGCTGGCTCGATCTTGCGTGTATTAGAAGGTTCTACACCTCTAGCTGAACACACTATTACCAGTTGGAGTACGGCAAATAGTGGTGATAACGCTACCATTACAGCAGTACCAGCTAACGGTGGTGAAGCTACAATCACAACAACTGGTACAGCAGATACAGTTAAACTTGTTAGTGGTAGTGAGGAAATCACACTAGTTATTGGTACAGATATTACGCTAAGTACCACCAATTATATTTCTGGTGAGACTAGTACAGTCAATAGCCTAGTTATTACAGTACCAGCGTAATTATTATGGAAACCTTTAAACGCAAATTAAAGGTGGGGAAAACTGACGCATTTGAGTTAGGGGTTAGTCGCTGGCTCAATGGTGAATCATTAACAAATGTTGTCATAACTAACCCTGATAATAAAGTTTCAGTTTCAACATTTACATTTGAAAATGGGATCATATCAGTATTGTTAGTTGGTGTTGAAACGGGTATAGCGGATATACATTTTGATTATTCAACACCAACTCGTAGTGATTGTTATGTAACACAAGTAAGAGTCATAGACAACTGTTAATATACCAATGTGTCTAATTTTTACCATTGAAATATAGGAGCATACAATGGCAGTGAATACACCTCTACGCGCATATAGAGAGATGGCATCTAAATGGGAACTACCTCTCGCGTTGATGGGTGGTACACCACGTATGCGAAAAGAGGCGGCTAAATGGTTGCCTCAAAACCCTAATGAAAGTGATGACCTATATAAACTCCGTGTTAATAGGTCTTTTTTGTTTAATGTGTATCGTAGAACGATTACCTCTATGGTAGGTAACGCATTTAGTGATAACATTAAAATATCTGGCATTCCTGACGAATTGAGTTATTTAGAGTATAACGCTAATGGTCAAGGGCAAAGTATTACCGAACACGCTGCTGAGTTATTTGAAGATGCACTGTTATTTGGTAAATGTCATAACTATGTTGATTTCCCTAATTCACCAATTCAAAGTGTAGACGCTGTGACATATCGTAACTTGGGGTTACGTCCTTACCTTGCTCGTATATCACCATTGAATTTAATTGGTTGGGATTTAGCATATAATAACGGGTTTGAAAGTGTAGAGCATATTCGAATCCTAGATTCAGACATTACGCTAACAGAAGATTTCTTAGAACAAGAGCGTGAAATTGTTCGTGTTATTAAGCCAGATGTAATTGAAATATATGCTAGAGATTATTCTAAGGTTAGTGGTTATATTCCTAGACCAGTTGGAATGACTTTACCTCAAACTGGTGAGGGTGATTTTGAGTTGATTGATACCATTCCTAATTCATTGGGTTATGTACCAATTCAATCTGGTTATGCAAATAAGTACGGCACATTCTTAGCTAATCCAACATTGGAAGATTTAGCATGGCTTAACTTACAGCACTTCCAGAGTTCTAGTGATCAAGCTAATATCCTACACGTAGCTAGAGTACCATTCTTACTAGGCGCTGGTTTTGAACAAGAAGATTCAGATAGTCTAACCATTGCCGCTAACAACATGGTTGTCACTAACAATAAAGATGCATCAATTAAGTATGTGGAGCATACGGGTACATCGATTAGCGCTGGTAGACAACATGGTAAAGACATTGAAGAACAGATGCATCGTAGTGGTGCTGATATTCTATTTGGTAAGTCTGTATCAAGACAAACAGCGCAAGCAAGAAAGATTGACCAAGCAGAAGCATTGAGTGTTGCTCAAATCAGTATTCGATCAATTGAACAAATGCTAGAACAGAACTATAAAGTAGCTGCTGATTGGTTAGATTTAGATACAGATTTTGAACCGACAGTAAGTATTGGTGCTGACTTAAACCTTGCTGATGATCCTAATCCAGTTCAAGGATTTGTTACCTTATGTGATTGGATGGGTCTAAAACCAGAGGTCGCACTAGCTGAGGCCAAGCGTAGAGGACTACTAGCGCCACACATCACTGTCAAAGACATTGAAATGATGGAGGGTCTACAAACAGAGTCTCTATTTAAGCAACCGTCAGATTCTTCGGATGATGACACAAACCAACCTGAGCCTGAAACAAGTCGTGAGGACAATTAATGAGTGAACAAGACAAACAACACGAAGAGCGTGAAGAAGCATTAGAAGAAAATCAAGAGAACCTTGAGACACGAGAACATGATCAAATTGAGGATGACGTAGTTAAAATCCCCAAGAAAGATTTTGCTCAAATCAAGAAGCAACTTAAATCAGCAAACCAAGAAGCCAAACAACGCCGTGAAGAACTAGAGCGTTTTAAAGGTTATGGTTTAGAGCCTGATGAAATTGAACAGTTAATTGAGTTGCGTGATAAAGGTGGTGACACTAAGCAAGAGCAAGATGATTCTCGCGTAGACCGTAAAGAACTTGATAAGCAACGTAAGAGTTTAGAGCAAAAATATCAACAACGTATTGATCAGTATGAAGCTGAGAAGTCTGAGATGCAAAAGCGTCTTGAAACTACGTTAATTGAATCTGCTGCTCGTGATGCTATTCGTTCTGAAAAGGGTTTCCCTGAGTTTCTTTTAGACAAAGTAACATCATCTTCTCGTCTAGTTCAGAATGACCGTGGTGGTTATGACGTACAGATTGTTGATGAGAATGGTGAAACAGAATTTAATGATCGTGGTGAATACATGACTATTCAAGACCACGTTAAGGCGCTTAAAAACCACGAAGTGTTTGGTCGCGCATTTGAGCAAGAAGTTAAGCGTGGTGCTGGTATGCAAGGGCAACAAGGTAATCGTAAACCTAAGTCTGACGTTACTAAATCACAGCTACAAAAAGATCGTAGTGCTAAACATAAGTTTATCGCTGAGAACGGTGTTGATGCGTATAACGCATTACCTAGTTAATATAATTACATTAAACGAAGTGGAAGCCGTGAGGGTTTCTAAAAAATAGAAAACTCTAAAGGAGAGATTTAAAATGCCTATCGGTAATAAAACAGATTTTACAATCTATCAAGACGGTTTCCAAACTGGTATGTTAGAAGCTTTGGAACAAGAAGTTAGTGTTCTTAATGCTGGCCCTCGTGGTATCATCGTAGTTACAGAAGCCACTCGTGGTGAGTTTCTTGAGTCTGCATTCTTCCAAAACGTTGATGGTCTAGTATCTGATCGTGATACTACTTCAACAGCAGATGCACCAGAAACTAAACTTACTCAAGACCAAGTTAAAGACATTTTGTGTAACTATCGTGTTGGTCCTAACTCTAACACTATTGACGGTTTCCGTAAGATTTCTGAATCACCAGATCTTATGTCTGTACTACTTGGTGAAGCTGCTGGTCAACAACTTGCTGAGAAATACCTTAACGGTGGTCTTGGTGCGCTAGTTGCTGCTATGTCTAACGAAGCGGCTATGGTATTTGATACTCGTGGTGCTGCTGATGCTGTTAACCCTAAAGCTAATGGTACTTCTGTTACCCTACGTAACCTTAACCGCGTACTAGGTCTTATGGGTGATAAGCGTTCACGCACTCGCATGTGGGTAATGCCATCTGCACCTTTCACTGAACTAGTGGATAACCAAATCACTGAGAAACTTGGTGAGGTATCTGGTGCAGTAGTATACGGTGGTAATCCCGGTACTTATGGTCTACCAGCTTATGTAACTGATAGCCCTGCGCTAACCTTTACACAAGACGTATCAGCGGCACAAGACGGTAGTGAAGAAATCACTCGCCATCGCATTCTTGGTCTAACTGAGCAAGCGCTTGTTATTTCACAACAGCCTTACTTCGACCTAGAAGTTGAGCGTAAAACTGGTAAACAAAACCTATTGGTTACTTACCAAGGTGAAGGTGCATATCGCGTAGCTATTAAAGGCTTTAGTTGGGTCGGTTCTGAATCACCTACTGATGGCCAATTGGCTACTGCTTCTAACTGGGATTACAAGTACCAGTCAGTTAAGTCTGGACCGGGTGTTATGCTTATCGTTGATGACGAACCATCAGCATAATCCTATCAAATAAATAATTGAGAGGGGCTTGTCCCCTCCTTTTATTATCACAAGACTTTTATCTAAGTAACCCCTATTTACATAAGAGCCTTGAATCCTGATCTGAATGGAGATACATAATGAGTAACGTAAGACCAACCCTAATTGCATACACAACTAATATTAAACATCGCAAAGAGTTCGATGATTTTCGTGTGACATTTTCTAATCCTACATTCTTTGTTAATGCATCACCAGAAGGTCGTTATGATTATTTCTATACAACCTCTGATGAAATCCGTGCCACTTATAAGATTCAGAATAAAGAGATTAAAGAATTTAAGCCAGAGCTTGGTGGTGAGGTTAAAGCTGCACCTAAGACTATTGAGTCTAAAGTGGAACAAGAGGTTAAAGAATCTAAAGAAGAAGAATCAAAAGATTCAGACGAAGACCAAGAAGAAACGGTAACAATTCCAGATGACTATGCTGAATTATCATGGCCTAAGTTGCGCTCATTAGCATCTAAGTTTACAGATGAAAAAGTTAATAAAGAACGGGCGTTAGAAATCTTAGCCTCTATTAAGGACGCTGATTAATGTATACCTTTCAAGTAGAAGATGGTAGTGGTGTAGTAGGGGCAACAAGTTATGCCTCTATTTCGCAGTCTGATTCTTTTGCTGAGTTTTGGGGTTATTCTGATTGGTTATTACTAGATGACGCTGATAAAGAAAAGTTATTAATGAAAGCATCGTCATTTATGGATAGTCAATTCAAATGGCGTAGTCACATGCTCAAGAAAGATCAGGGTTTATTATTCCCACGTAAGACTTTCGTAGATAGTGAGAATCGAGAAGTTAAGGGTATTCCTCTTGCTATTATTGAGGCTGTATCTGAGTTTGCTATCTTGTTAGAGAATCATTCAGTAGAAGATTTAGAGAACGTTAAGACATTAATTAAACAAAGCTATGGTGATTCTAGTGAGGAGTATTTAGGTGGTTATCAAGATGGTAGTACACCATTTGTTGCTGCTTACAATCGCATCGCTAGTAAACTAAAGCATCTTGGTTATGGTGGTAATACATTTAAGCAAGCAGAACTAATTAGGGGGTGATATGAATAAGCATCCTCAAATGGTTACGCTATGGAGATATGAAGGTGTAGACCTTAATAATGTACCTAGTTATTACAATGTAGGTACATTTAATGTTAGGTGGGAAGATAGGTCGGAGTTGATTGTTAATAATGACGGTAGGCAATCAATGGGTCGAGCAACTATTTATTTCCCTGAGAAAGTATTTGAGATTGGTGACTATGTAGTATTGGGTGATATTCCTGATATTAACCCTCCCTCAAACGCTTATGAGATTAAAAATGAACGTTCTATATCTAACCTATCTGGTACAAGATATGAGTACAGAGCGCTTGTTTAAAAGTTGTTGAGGGGGTTGTTGTTCTGTTTCACTCTTCAGGTCAGGCTCAAAATGGAGCAGCAATCATCTCACTTTAATTAGGCGAAGGTTATGTTTAAAGAATCAGATATAAATAATTTCATTAAGCAATTAACTACTAGCCTAGAAAAAGTACATGAGAATACCATACACGCGGTAGAGGAATATCTTAAATCAGTTGAGGACGTATCACAAAGTTATGTTCCTATCGACTCAGGTGATTTACGAGATTCTTTTTTCACAGACGTAGAAGTAATAACGAGTAAGCGGCGAGGTAAGATAACTGGTATTGCTGGTTATGACAAAGAGGGTCGCTTAGTTGATGTTAATGGTTTTAACTACGCTAAGATGATGCACGAGGGTATATGGCCTAGTAGTTACCCTAATAAAAAGATCGCGGGTACTAACATACGCTATAAAGTCGATCATCAACCCACACCATCATCTCACTTCCTAGAACGCGGTTTCCGTGAAACAGGGGAAACGGAATTAGCTAGATTATTAAAAGGTATATTCAATGGCGTATAAACACCCATCACAAGAAATCGCACAATACCTTATCAATGAGGGTGATGCCACATTAGGTCGAGTGTATGTGGATAACATACCATTGCAGTCTGAATTGCAGAATGACCCTGATTACATCCTTGTTGTTAGAATGATCAACGGTACACCAAACCCTAGATTCCTACGCGATGATATAACGATTGTAATGCAAGTGGTGTGTTACAAACGAGATAAAATAACCCAAGCACGAGATTACGCTTGGAGTGTCTATAACAAGTTACTTGGCGCGTATAACATAGAATTAAATGGTTATACATATTTCCAATTTACAAGTCAGCAAATGCCTAATCTTGTAAGTATAGATAGTGAATCTAGTCTGTACACATCTACATTAAGTTTTGTGCGTGAGGCTCAAAATAAAGAAGGCAATCGAGACATAATTTCTTAATATTATAGGAGTAAGATTAAATGTCAGCTAAAACTTTTGAAGTCTCACCAGATGGTATCACATGGGCTGTAATGCCGGGTAATGATGCATCTGTTGACTTAGAGGGTGAAGATCTGGATACAACTGTATTTGGTTCTGATTTTAATTCAAGTATTACTGGTATTATCAGTCATTCATTTAGTGCTAACGCCATGTTCCGTGAAACGGCTGGTTACAATGCACGTATTCGCAAGACTGGTACAGCAACAGCATTCACTAATGAAGCAACTACTGTTAATGGTGATTGGTATGAAATTACAGACCGCGCTAAATCTGTATTTGATTATGAAGCAGGTTTAATCGTAGAAGATGGTAGTGGTGTTGTAGCAGCATCTAATATTGATGAGATTGATTTCCTACATGGTCGCGTTAAGTTTGTTGACGGTTACAGTGTTAGTGGTGCTGTTACATTATCAGGTGAATATATGCCTGTCACCACATTTGGTTGCTTTAACAGTTTTGACCTAACACAGTCATCTGAGACTATTGAGACAGGTTGCTTTGAAACTGTTGGTGCTAATGGTGGTTATCAACTTTATAAACCAACTCTACGCGATGTATCAGTGGACGCTGAGGGTTTCTATCAAACTAGTTCTGACTTTGCACAGATACTACAAAATCGTGATCGTTTCATCATTGAATTTGATGTAGAGGGTGACGGTGAAAACCTTGCTCGTGGTTACTTCCGCATCGGTAGTGATGGTTACTCAGGTGGACCGGGGGGCGATGAAACTGAATCAGTAAGCTTTAGTCTTTTTGTACCAGAGGGTGTCAAACCTTTCTCATGGAGATTTGGTAGTAACAGTAAAGCGCCACAAGGTTTAATCTGGACTATTGAAGCATGGGAAAATAAAACTAACTTATTCTTCCGTTATTCACCAGAAGGTACTAGTGGTCAAACATTTAGTGGTGAGGCTGTTATTACCGATTGTTCTATTTCAACTGCTGTTGATTCATTAGCAGAAGCAAGTGTATCTGGTCAGGGTACTGGTGCTTTCACTATCAATCCAGCGCCTTAATTAATATTTAAAATGGAGAGTGTTAAATGAGCCAAGACATTCGTAAATCTGTACGTGATAAACTTTTAACTGGTAAGAAGAATGGTGGTCGTAAGTTCACCCTAGATGGTATGGAGTTGTTTTTCAGCTTCCCTACTCGCCGTGACAAGCGTGAAATTATTGCTAAGTCCACTGAGAATGGTCAAGTTAATAATGCGCTGTTAGAGGTGTACACAGCCATTCAACTTACTAAGATTGCTGAAACTGGTGAGAAAGTTTTCACTGATGAAGATTTTGATGTTATTGAGGGATTAGAAACAGGTGGTGAGTTCGATGAGGTTTGTGCAGAAGCATTAATGGCCTTGTTGGGAGCGGAAACTGACCCAAAGTAATATCTAAATTATTAAAAGATGACCCTGAAACTTATAACGAACTACAATTAGCTGAACACCTTCACAAGACACATGGTGAAATATTAGATATGCCAGAAAGTGAATTTTCACTATGGATGGGGTATTTAATGTTGAAAGCAGAAGAGTCTAAGAAGGAGGCTAAGAAAGCTAAGAATAAGAATAAGGGTAAGCGTTCAGGGGGCTTCTAATAGGAGTCCCCTTTTTTATTTCTATGAGAGGATAAGATGACAGCTTCTATTCAGGGTAGTGTTCAAGTAAACACTGATTCGATTAAAATTGCTATTGATAGAATTAATGCTTTGAATAAGAAGCTGAGGACTATCGACCAAGCAACAAAGGCATTTGAGAAAGCAGCGGCTAGTGCTAATAAACCAATACAAGATCAAAGTAGATTAGTACAGAGGAATGCTAATCTAATTAATCGTGCCGCTAAAACCGTACAAGATTATAATGCTAAAATAGACCTAAACGTTCGTGGTAGCCAGAAACAAAACCAATTATTAGAGCAAGTAGGTTCAGCATTTGAAAGGTATTCTCGTGCTGTTGTTGCTGCTGAGGGTGATGCTCTTGATTTGCAGACAGCAAAGGTTAGTCTTGATGCTGCTATTGGTAAAGTAAATCGCTCACTACAAGCTGAGACTAAGTTAACGCAAGCTCAAGCTGCTGCTGAATCACAAATAGCTAAAGAAGCACAAAAGAGTGCTGATGTATTATCTAAAAACAGTGTTGCTATTCAAAAAGCAAGTGATAAGCTGGCTAATTATGAACAGAAAATTAATAAGTCGAATTTAAGTGAACAAGAAAAACAACAATTAATTACTAAACTTAATTCTTCATTCTCTCAATACACTAGTGAAATTGAAAGTGCCGCTGGTAAGACAACCAAAGTATCACAAGCTAACGCTAATTACAGTTCATCATTAAGTGAAATAAATAGAGGGTTAGCGTCATACAGCAAAGTAACTAAAACCACAGAAGCTCAAGAGGTTTCTAAGGTAAACAAGCTTGCTGAATTAGAAAGACAATATCAAAGATATGTTCAAGTTATACGAAACTCGAATCTAACCTTGTCTGCGCAACGAGAAGAAGAATTAAAGTTAAAGTCAGCTTATGATACTGCTACTATTGCCGTAAGAGCTAATGGTGCGGCTACGGTTGATTCTGCTAATAAGATTAATCAGTTTAGGAATGCGGTTCAAAACACAAGTCAAGCTTTACGTAGTCAATTAAAAGGTGTTGGTCGTGGTGCTGGTCAAGCTGGTATTCAGATTCAACAATTCGTTGGTCAGGTACAAGGTGGTGTTGATCCTATGATTGCACTATCTCAACAATCTGCTGACTTAGGTTTTGCGTTAGGTGTACCTCTTGCTGGTGCTATTGCTGGTATTGCATTCTCGTTAGGTAGCGCACTAGTACCTACATTGTTTAACGGTAAGGATGCGGTAGAGGAATTTGCTGAGGCGATAGATAATCTACGTGAATCTTCGATTAAAACAGATGGTAGTTTAATCACACTTTCTGATGAGATAATGAATCTCGCTAAGATAAATATAGACTTAGCTAGAGTGCAAGCTGGACTCAATTTAACTGAGGCTGAAAAAGGTGTTAAGAAAGCTGTTGGTGCTATATCTGATGAGCTAGGAGCATTGGCTGATTTCACAGATGCTAAACTAGTTAAAAGAATTGCATCCGCTAGAAAAAACATCGTATCAAACGTAGACCAAGCTAGTATAGCATTTGAAGAGTTTGGTGAGAAATTTGGTTTAGCTGGCGCACCAGCGAGGGATTTTGGTAAGACGGTTGCCGAAGCTTACTCGGAGTTAGAGAAAGACCCTAGTGCGGAGGGTATCACAACCTTTACTAGTACAATAGGTGGACTAAGAGATCAATATGGTAATCTGAATAAAGAGGGTGAGGAGTTCCTTCGTAAAATTCTATCTCTTACTAATAAAGCTAAAGATGCTAGTGATGTAATGAAAGTTCTTAAAGAGGCTGTTGGTGCTACATCAGAAGAATTGAAATCAATGGCTTTTGAATCTAGTACACAGCAAGTAATTAAAGAAAATCAAGCATTACTGTATGAACTAGAGGGTAATGCTAAAGCTGCAAATGAATTGCGATTTGCGTTATCTAAAGGTGTTAATTCATTTGATGAATTACCAGAAGATTTAAGAAATGCTTATTTGGCTCAGGTTAGATTGAATGAAGCATTAGAAAAAATGAGTGATAGTGCTAAGTCTAATGAGGCTCTATCTAGTTCACTTAAAAAACTGCAACAAAATTACGCTGTATTACAATTACAAGCTAAGGGTAATACTGAAGAAGCATTCATGTTAGCTGAGGCTCATAAATTAGGTAAGGATTCAGTTAGCGAGTTAGACGCTGAACAAACTAAAATGCTTGCTACTATGTTCAAATATAAGCAAGATATTAAGGATGCTAACAAGAGTCTTACTGACCTAAAGAATCAGCAGAAATTATATGCTGATGCTATTACCGCTGTTAATGAGGCTCAAGCTAAAACTACCATATATACAAACAGTAGTACACAAGCACAAGTTGATGCTAAGTTAGCCGCTCTAGCAAATACCACAGCAATGAATAAGCAATTAAACTCATTAAAATTACTTAGTGATGCCGATAAACAACGATTAGCTAATTCATTAGGTGTTACTACTAATATTAAGAATAGAGTTCAATTTGAGAAAGATTTAGCTAAGGCTTACAAAGACCAAGTTACAGCAGCAACAGATGCACAGAAAGCGGCACAGTCATTATTTAATGCAAGGCAGCAGATGCAAAATATAACCGCGAGTAGCTCTAATATTGCGGGGATAAACCAGAACTTTGATAATCAACGTACTCAGTTAAGTCAAGATGTTGGTGCTGCCTTGGGTGGTATTACTGATCCTCAAAAAAAGAAGGAGCTGGTAGACCAATACGTTGCTTCAATGATGGAATTAGATAAGCAGAAAGAAGCGGCATTAGCTGCTGCTAGAATGCAAGGACAACAGGCTTCGCAGATTGGGCCTATCTCCAATACTGAACAATTGCGACAAGATTTTGAACAACGTAAACAAACACTAAAAGATATATTTGGTGAAGAAAGTCAAATGTATAAAGACCACCTTGCTGATTTAGAGAATCAATACAAGCAGCAGAATTTTCAAATGGAGTTTGCAAACCAAGCACAAGCCGCTAATGATGTATTAGGTGGAGCTATGAACGTTATGCAAACTATGGGTAAGGAAAATTCTAAGGCTTATCAGGCTATGGCTATTGGTCAAGCGGTTATTCAACAAGCCATGGCAGTTAACTCAGTATGGGCAGACCCTAGTGTTCCGTTTTGGGGTAAGATTGGTTTGAGTGCAATGGCTGGCGCACAAGTTGGCGCACAAATAAAGGCTATTAAGTCACAATCTTTTGCCACAGGTGGTTACGTGAGCGGTGCTGGTACAGGTACTAGTGATAGTATTCCTGCTAGATTGTCTGATGGTGAATACGTTATTAATGCCGCTGCTACAAGGTTATTAGGTGTTGATACGCTAGATATGCTTAACCAAGGTAAATTACCCGTTGGTCTTAAAATGGGTGGTAGTGTAGGTCGTGTACCAACAATACGTAATGAATCAGGTGGTAACAGTTGGGGTGATATTAGTGTCCAAGTTATCAATGAAGGTAATGGTCAGATTGAAGCAACTCGTACTGAACAAGGTTACGCTGAAAACGGTAAAGCTGAATTACGTATATTCATTCGTGAAGTAATGCAAGAGGAGTTCAACGCTGGTCGAACCGATAGAACAATGAATAATAACTACGGATTAACACGTAAACCAACTAGGAGATAATAATAATGAATGTATGGCCTGTGGATTTACCACAATACCCTTTGGTGAGTGGTTATAGTCGCACACCGCAAAGTTCACTATTACAATTCCCAACAGATACAGGTAGAGCCAAGGAGCGAAATCGTTCTACGGCTATGCCTGAAACTATTACGGAACAATATGTAATAGAAGATAGTCTATATACTACATTAGATTCTTTCTTTAAAAATGATGCGGGTCGAGGTACAATATCATTCTTTAAGAAAGAGCCAGAAACAGGTTTAACCAAAGAGTACCGATTTAGATCACCACCTCGTTATGAAAAAGTTGGTAATTTATATCGTGTTACTTGTGAATTAGAGCTATTACCATAGGAGAAAAGAATGCCTGACCTAACCCCAGATACACTACAAGATGTGTTTTCACAATATATGCCTACAACACTATTACCATTATTGCGTTATAAAGGATTCGATAATGACGGTAATGTTGTTAATAAATATTACGTAAATAATTGGCAACCAATTACAAGTAATGGGCAAGTGTATCAAGCTGCTGCATTTAAAATGTCACTAGGATCTGATGAATCAGATAATATGCCTGATGTTACATTAACATTTGATAGTGGTGACAGACAAGTCATAAATGAATTGCGCATATTTAATGAAGCCCCTGATGTATATTTGTCAGTAGTGGTGGCTGAAAGACCAGACGTTGTTGAGTTACCTGAGATTGAATTTAGAGCTAAAGAATGGACTGTTAAAGATAGTGCCGTAACTATTCAACTTGAGTCTGAGCCTGTGTTGAGTGAGCCTATTGTTGGTGACATTGTTACCCCTAATATATTCCCCTTGTTATGGGAAAACGTTACAGTACAGGGTCAATAATATGGAAAAATTCATACCCTATATTGGTTTGCCTTACGGTAATAACGGTAGGGAAAATGGAATAGTAGACTGTTGGGGATTGGTGGTTACTATTTATTCTGATTTGTATGGTGTCGAGTTACCGCGCTATAAAGAATGTAACTTTATCAAGGAAGGTCGTAAGGGTACATCTTCTTTTATAACTGGTACGGGGTTATATAAGGAGTGTCAAAAATTGTCTATTGAAGAGCAGCCACAAGAGGGTGATTTAATCCTCATAGACAATGCAGGTCAACCTACTCACATTGGTATGGTAGTAGATAAAGACTACATGATTCACGCATTTGATAAGGGTGGTAGCGTAATAGAATCATTTAGGAGCAATAAGTGGAAAGCAAAGATCAGGGCATTTTATCGACACCCGTATTTTCTCTCTTAGTACAAGAACACCCGTTTAATGAGCCTACCCTTCATCATATAGGGGTGGGCGTTTCTGTATCTGATATAAAGAAAAATGCCTCTAACAATACAGGCTCAAACCCACAAGTATTAGTTAATGGTGAAGTGGTACATGGTAACTATAAACCAAAAGTAGATGATGTTGTTCATGTTACATTAGTTCCTGCCGATCCTATTTCACCGTGGGTAGTAGCGTTAATCGTTGTAGGCTCTGTTGCGTTATCTATTGCGTTAATGCCCAGTATTGGTGATCAAAACACAGAAGGTTCAGATGAAAATAAATTTGACCGCATATCTGGACTTAAAAACAAAACCCCACTTTATGAACCATTTCAAGCCTTACTAGGTAAGCGTAAGATTGCTCCTTCTTATATTTCTCGCCCTTACACCACAGTAGAGGGTGATAGGGAATATTTCCACGCATTATTCTCTGCTGGTTATGGCCCTCTTAAATTAGAAAACTTCCGTATTGGTGAAACATCAATAGAAGATTTTGATGATGTTGAAGTTGTCGTATTAGATCATTTTGAAAATACCGATGAATCTGTTATCCGTGAGTTCTGGAAACAAGATATTAATCAAGAATTAGTACAGATTGAATTGCGTGAAGAGGAAGGTTGGACTAACAGAACAACTGCTCCTAATCCAGAAACCATTGTGAGTAATTTCCTATTCCCTTCTGGCGTATTCTCAATGGATAAGAAGGGTAATAATGAACCTCAAATTGTTGAGGTTAGACAAGACATACAGGATGAGAATGGTGATTGGTGGACAGTAGTTAAGCCTCAAAGGGCAACTAGTGGTACAGTCTTACACCCTAGAGATTATGCTGTATCTCCATATCAAGGTGATTTTGTAGTATGGAAAGACAGTTCAATCCTGAATAAAATATATGGACTACTCGATGAGGGTTTCGTAAACGCTAATGGTGAGCGACTATCATCATTAGGTAACTATGAAGTCATTAATGTAGATGGGTTATTATTCTTCAAGAACCTACCAGAGAACTATAAGATCGGCTCTCTAGTATATACCGATTCAACTAGAAAACCTAAGCTAAAATCAATTAGAATACCTCGTGTTCCGCAAATATGGGGTAATCAAACTAGTATAAATATTAGAACAAGAAAAGTTGGTCCTACTAGAGAGCGAGTTGAGGAGGCTAGGGGTTCCGCTGATGTTCAGTGGGAAAACTTGCAAACAATTAGACCGTTGACTGATGATGGGTTTAAAGAGGCTATTGGTTATAACAGACCAAGACTTCGTTATGATGGTAATGTTGTTCGTAACTTTAGACCTACTGTTATCGGTGTTAGAATGAGAGCCACTGGTCAGTTAAATGGTAACTTAGATAACCTTTATTGTGATGCTACAATGGTTGTCCCTTCTGATAAAAGTACTGATTGGCGCGATTGGCCTAACCTTACCTTAGAACCTTCTAATAACCCTGCTGATGCTTATAAGTGGTTAATGCAGGGAGGTATGAATTACAGCCCTATCCCTAACGATAAGATCGATAATAATAGCTTATCGACTTGGAGACAGCGTTGTATTGATGAGAATTGGACTATTTCTGCGTTAATAGATTACCAATCAACATTACTAACAGAATTAAAAAATGTTTCTTATGTTGGTCGTGCTGAGTTCCAATTTAATGAGGGTAAGTTTGGCGTAATTGAAAAGATTAAGCAAGTAGTACCTCGTCAAATATTTACACCTAAGAACAGCGCTAACTTCCAATCACGTAGAGTTTATCCAGAAGTAGTAGATGGTGTTAAGTTTACGTTTGAATCTAAAGATGTTGATTATGAGCAAGATGAAGGTACATTCTTAGATCCTGCTAAAGCGTTAGACCAAACACTACTTAAAGGTAGATACACGTCTGTTGATTTATGGGGTGTGGACAACTTTGACCAAGCGTATCGTCTTACTCGATTAGATTATTATGAGCAATTCCTAAGACGAGAAGCTTATACTTTAGACTTAGATGCTGAGGTTTTAGCAAGTAAGCGTGGTGATTTAGTTCGTGTTACCAATGACATAATTAATGTTGGCTTAGGTGCTGGTAGAATTAAAGCTATCAATGGTAATGTCATAACTTTAGATGAACAAATAAACACAGACCAATTACCACCTAATAACTTCGGTGTTCAGGTTAGAGATAGTAAAGGTGTTATTACTACTAGTCCTGCCACATATTTAGGTGATGGTCAATTTGATTGTGATACATTAGATGCTGAGGTTTTAGTTGGTGATTTAGTTATATATGGTGAAGTGGGTAAAGAAGCCATCGACTGTATTATCACTAGCATAAAATATAATGAAGATTTAGGTGCTACATTAACACTGTTGAATGCTGCAAACGAGTTGTATGATTTCGATGGTAATCCCGTACCCACATATAATCCAAGCATTGCAATACCAACTGATACTACACAACCACCTAGTCCAGTAATGTCTGTTAGCACTAATCGTGGTGTAATGAGTATATTGGTGAATAGTCCTGATCAATCATATCCAGCTAAGAATTATAGGGCTTATATTCAAGCGCGTTCATTCCCACTCACTGCTACCACACCAGACGAGTATTTTCTTGATGAAGATGATGGTTGGGAGTATATTGCACAAGGTGATGTAGCACAGTTTGCTTTTGAGGTTACAACACTAGATCGTGGTTTGAAATATGAGGTTAGGTCTCAATTTCGATCACCAATCGGTGCTGTTTCTGGTTGGTCTAATAACGTTATTGTTGAACTAAGAGCAGGTGAAGATTTACCAGAAGTTGAGAACTTAAACTACGTTCATAATTTAGACGGTACGTACTTAACATACACTCCTGTTCAAGACCCTGAGTTAGCTGGTTATGAGATCAGAACTGATTTGAACTTTGGTGTGGAAGATGAAAATTTTGTTGGTGTAACCAAGGATAATTCATTCTTCTTAGGATTACTCACAACACAACAAATGTATTATGTATCATCATTCAACACGTTTGGTGAATATGGTATTGGTGATAGCGTTGATGTACTTGTCAATCAACCACCTATCCCTAATAGTTTCATTGCTGAACAAGAGGGTCTAACATCTAGGCTGAGATGGTCTATCTCGAATAATGGTTATGCTATTGATAATTATGAAGTGAGAGTTAGTAAGCCACCATTCACAGATGTTTCTGATAGTATAGGAATCGGTAGCGTAGATGCATTAACCACTACATACTCAACAACTGATGTTGGTACTCATTATTTCTTTGTTAAGACTATTGATGTTGCTGGTAATGAGTCTGATTATGCATCCACATCAGTAGAGGTTGTGTTCAATAGCGATACTATTCGTGATGAACTAGATAATATTGAGATTGGTATTGATGATATTAACCTAGATATTATCGACATTGGTTCTGATATTGATGATATTAACCTAGACATTACTGATATTGGTTCTGATATTGATGATATTAACCTAGATATATCAAACATTACTGACTCGATCACAGCAATATCTGGTATTAATCGTGACATAGAATTTAGGTTAAAAACAGAATCTGAGCGTAGACAACAATCTGAACTTGAATTATTACAATCTGAAATCCAAGCTGCTGCTAGTCGTGAGGAATTGGCGCGAAGAGTAGCTGCTGGTGAGTCTCTTATTGATGCTGTTGTTTATGTTGATCCAACTAACGGGCAAATAGTTAACCGAGCATTTAACTACACAGACGAATCATTCACTAATGCTCAGTTATTAATTGATGGTGTATCTGGTGAAGTTGATATTGCTACACAGCGCATTGAAACAGTTGAGGGTGAGGTCACAAACCTATCTTCTGAATTATCATTAATACCGGGTCAGATAACAGCAACAGCAACGAGTATTGTTAATGAGTCAATTAGTGCCCTAACCCCTGCTCACTCATTTAATTTCTTTGACAGCGCTCAGGGATGGGTTGCAGTAAATGGTACAATCATAAATGGTGTTAACGAAGTAGACGTTGCGTTTGGTGATATTGAAAATGATTCACTTAACTTCGATGCGTCTGAAAACCAATTAATTCGTATTGGTATCGAACGCACAAGCGGCTCAGGATGGCGTGGTGACGTTATCATCGAGCGTGACGACACTACCACAGAAACCTACGCTGGAATCATTGCAGAGCCGTCTGTTGGTGCTGTAACGGTTAGTGCTGACTTTAGAGGTATATCATCTTATAACGGTACTATTAATCGCGTTAGGTTGGTGCTTGGTAACAGCGTTGCTGATGAGTTTACGATTACGTCTATTATAATCGGTAAACCAGACTCTTCACTACTTGAGCTTGAAAGCGTACAAGCGCGAGTATCACAGGCTGAATTAGATATTGATGCTAATGAGGCGGCAATAACACAGCGTGTAACCGTTACCGAATATAACAACAACACCGTTACATTTAGTAATGTTGAGACTACTGTTGATGGCTTGAATAGCATCATTGACTTACAAGCGACTAGGCAGGAGTTGATTGATAACGACACGATTGTTAAGGCGAATACCGCTGGTATTGAGATTGATGCGTTAGGCGGAACAGTTACAACACTTGCTCAAACAGTACAGTCAAATCAGGATGACAACACCGCGCAATTCATCGAAGCTAATGAGCGCATAGATGCACAGAATGGTGAGATTGTTAACAATGCGTATGGTATCTATACAGAGCGGTCGAGAAACCAAGAGTCTGACATTGCCGCTTTATTTGCTGAGATAGATATCGCTAAAATACGAGCGGGTGATTTATCGACTAACACAAACTTTGCTGATGCTATCAATAAAATCAACGTTGATATTGGTCCAGATGGTGCGCTTGCTGAACAGCTAACGAGCCTTGAAGCGTTTACTGTTATTAACGGCAATCTAATCACTGCTACCAATGACAGAGTTGACAGGGTTCAAACTGATGTTGATGGTAATACATCAGCGATTAGTGGCCTTTCTTTGCGAGTGGGCGATACAGAGTCAGACATATTAGCAACGATTAAAAGAGTTGACCAAGTAGAAATAGATGCTGACAATAACTCATCTGCTATAAGTGGTTTGCAGTTGTTGGTTAACGACTTAGACGCTGGGCTTGGTGGCACTTTAAGTAGGCTTGATAGTGTAGAGACTGTTAATGGGCAACAAGCATCAGCGATTAGTCAACTAGACTTGCGAGTCACTAGTAACGATGGTGATATAAATGGTGCGTTAACTAGATTAAGCAGCGTTGAAACAGTTAACAATCAACAAACTAGTGCTATTGATGCATTAGAGATAGAGGTTGATGATTTAGATAGTGGGTTGAGTGGTGCTTTAACTAGGTTATCCAGTGTAGAGACTGTTAATGGGCAGCAAGCAACGGTTATAAGTGGATTACAGCAAAGAGTAACTGATGTAGAGTCAGATATTAGTAGCTCGCTAACTAGGCTTGACAGCGTTGAAACCATTAATGGGCAACAGGCTACGGCTATAAGCCAGCTAGATTTGAGAGTTACCAATAATGATGGTGATATTAGTGGGGCGTTAACTAGGTTAAATGACGTTGAAACAGTTAATGGGCAACAAACATCCGCCATTGATGCGCTTGAGATAGAAGTTAACGATTTAGATAGCGGTTTAAGTGGCGCATTATCTCGCATAGATAGCGTGGAAGTTGTTAATGGTCAGCAAGCTACTGCAATCAGTGGCGTTCAAGGTAAGCTAGATAACCCTCAAACTAACTCTAGTGCTTTGTATGGATTTGTTCAGACTGCTCAATCAACTGCCGATGGCGCTGCTAGTAGTGTTACACAGTTAACAAACCGAGTAGAGGATAACGAGGATTTCGCCGCTGCTCAGGTTCAATTGAATACCAACTTTAATCAGTCTATTGGTGAATTAGAAGCTAGGGCTTTCTTTGGTGTTAATGTTAACGACCAAGTGACAGGTATATTTGTTAGCGGTAGTAATTCACAACAACAAATAGAGTTCAAATCAGACAGTGTTGTATTCGTTGACGATGATAACACACCAATGATTTATTTTGATGTTGAGAATGGTCGCTATGTATTTGATGGTGAGATTATCGCTGACTCAGGTACATTCAGTGGTAATGTGAGCGGTGCTACTATTACAGCATCCACTATTACAGGCGGCACTATCTCTGGTGCTAGTGTATCAGGCGGTAGAGTTGCAACAACTCAATCAGCAAGCGCATCAAGAGCCATAATGGAAGATGACGGGACTTATATGTTCTGGATTGGTAAGGGGGCTAAGAATGATGCTAATGGTACATTCTGGATTAAGAAAGATGGTACGGGGTATATTAAAGGTAGTTTCTTTGAAGGGGGTGTTGTTGAAAGTCAGTCAGCTACTGGCGTATACTCCGCTTCTGTAAACCATAAAAGTGCAGGTAAGAATGTATCAATTACTGTTGGTTCGTCAGGTAGTGCTTTTGCTAACACTAGTAGTGCTCCGTCAGGTGGTGTAGGAACGTCTACGTACTTAATAGACTACACTGTGAAACGTGGTAGCTCTACCCTAGAGTCAGGTAAGATTAATGTTACTCGTGATGTACGTTATGAGCAGGGTGAGTACCTTACTACGGATTATTATTCCTTTGGTACAAATCTAATTGATTCTAACACTAGCAGCACAACTTACACTTATACAATAGAAGTAGACCAATTAAATCTATCAGGAAGAAATCAAAAGTGCTCCATAAGTACTTTTGAAAATATACTAAATTAAAATCGAAGAAAACAAACTAGCCTAACAATACGTGTCAAAAATACCACACTAGATTAAACCTAATAACGGGATGAAATAATGTCACAATTATTTACAGCAACAGATGTTACCGCTACTAACGGTAACAAATTTATACGGGTGAATACAGGCGATGATGTTTCTCTAATCTCGCCTAATTCATGGATTCAAATTGGTAATGGGCGAATACAAGAAGTTAAGACAGTTAACACATCAGCCACACCTCAGACTATTGAGCTATTCGATAATTGGAATGGCGCAAGTGGTTCAGGGCAATCCGCTATATCTGCACCCACTGCTGCTGAGATTAAAGCTGCTGCCGAGGAAATACGACAACTACGAGTTACATACGAGGGCATTGCTGGTGATGTTAATGTCAGTGCTGCGGCTAATAGCATAGCTAAACGTGATAGTAATGGGCGATTAAAGGCATCTGCGCCAGTTGCTAGTGATGATGTTGTTACCAAGGCGTACTTTCAGAGTGATGCGGCATTAAATAGCGCTGGAATATTCCACAGCGGTAACTCTGTTAATCCTTTAGATTATGGTTTAGGTGTAGAATCGGGGGATTTTAGCTCAGTTCCGATCTCAGGCAACCTTGACTTAGCTCCTTCAGGACTATCAAGAACTAATACTTCTACTGTTAATCGTGCGTCTAATGGTTTTAGTACAGTACTAACTTCGGGGTACTCAAACACCCTATGCACACAACTTTCAATAAATATAAACGGGAGGGAAGCATATTTTCGAGGAAAACCGTCTTCGTCGGGTTTTTCACCGTGGGCAGAGCTCTATCACAGCGGTAACACTAACCTTAACGAGTTTTCGGGTAACAGTGCTCAGGACGTGGTGGCGACAGGAGTAATGTTAACATCTACTGTTGCAAGAGTTTATCTCCCCTTAATGAGTAACACTCTTCCTTCCAGCTTGACTACAGAAGGTCAGTTCTCTGTGTTCAGTAACAACGTACTAATTGAGTCTAATGTTACGCTATCTTTGCAAGGACAATCGTCCAGTAGGGTAGCAGTAATCAACATTACATTGAGCAGCTCAGTGGGGACGGGTAATCATGTAGAATTACGTACAGGGGACGCTTCTTCAAAAATAAAAGTAAACTTCTAAGGAATCATAACAATGCTTACATTTATAGACGAAAATGACTTCTTAAAAGTCGATACATTCAAAGAAAATGAAGATGGTGCTGTTTCTTGGGTATGGGATGAAGGTGAAGGTTTGCCTACTCACTCAGGGGTAATACGTGAAGACTTCAAACGTTACACCCAAGAACAGCAAGGAACAGAAGAAGTTGTTGTAGGGCAAGATGAAGAGGGTAATGACATCACGGAAGAACAACCTAAGATGGTTGATGTTGAGATTAATGTGTGGGAAAAGTTATGGGAACTGCATGATGACTCTAATTCTGATGTATCTGTATCACCTATTGGCATCGACCTACTTCGTAATAACGCTAAATCATCAATCAATTCACTACGTGATGGTTATATACATGGTGGGGTTGAATTTAATAATCACACATATCAAACAGATCAACAATCTATTAGTGATTTAATGGGTGCAGTATTGTCTGGTGTGGACACTACATGGCTCACTGTTGATAATATTGAAGTTGAATTAACGTCATCTGAGTTGCAACAACTAGGCCAAACTGTGGCTGCACACAAGAAGCATTATGTATATAAAGCGCGTCAACACAAAGATTATATTAATGCATTAGAAACTCAACAAGAGATTGATAATTACATGGCTAACTTAGACTGGTCATAAATTTATAATTAAGGGGAGATTATGGAGTTAACGATACAGGATGCGATAATGGCAATAGTGTCGTTAATCGGGGCGGGGGTTTTTGGGTGGTTTTGGTATACGCTCAAAAACTTAAACAAGAAAGCAAGTGAGTCTGTTAGTCGTGAAGAAGTAGAAAAGATGATTAATGGTGCATTAACCCCAATCAAGAAAGATGTAGAAGGGATTAAGGGTGATACTAGATCATTAGCTGATAGTTCATTACAAGCAGCTAATAGTTTAGAGAAAAGAATGGACGGATTAATGCTTCACTTAATGAACAGGACGAACAAATGAGTACAATTATAATTGTAGATGACAATGACATAGATTTACAGATGTTTACCAATCAATTAGAAAGCGCTGGTTATAATTGTATTGGTATATCAAATCCAGAATTAGCCCTAGAGGTCATTCAGAAAGAGCAGCCATCTTTTGTGTTGCTCGATTATGAAATGCCTCATAAGAGTGGTACTACATTGTGTAAGGATTTGAAACTAAATCCATTAACGAGGGATATACCTGTCATGTTCTTAACGGCAAGTGATGATCCTGAGAATGTCATTGCTACATTACATCTTGGTGTTATTGATTATATTCGCAAGCCTATTGATAAGTCTGAACTGATTGATATTATTTATCGACACGATTTTATTAAAAGTATTAAAGATGCATTCTTACCAATGAAACGAGATGCTGAAAGAATACGTGATAAATATGAGCGGAGGGTAAATGCTGACACTTAGGCGTAAATACCATGAGAGTTGTACTACTGGTGTTATTATATTACCTAATGGTGATGAAATCTTTACACTAGAAAGGCCGTGGTTAAATAACGAATCTAATGTTTCTTGCATACCTGAAGGTGTCTATATTATAGATAGGGATGTTACTGGGCGTTGGCAATATTATAGAGTTAGGGATGAACAAGTAGCGCCTAGATTTGCAATAGAATTACACCCCGCTAATTATGTACAACAACTTGCTGGTTGTATTGCACCATGTATGAAGTTAAAACAAATTGGTGGTGAGGAGTATATGGGTGTTGACAGCAAGAAAGCATTACTTAAAATAATGAAGTATTTTGGTGATGAAAGTTGGGTATTAAAAATTACACATTAAAATGAGGTTATAAGTTATGAATGAGTTACTAAAGTTTGTTGAAGATTTACCAGCTTGGTTAAACGCCATCTTTATGTTGGTTACTGCTGCATCTGCTATTGCCGCTTTAACTCCAACTAAGAAAGATGACAACGCCGTTGGTAAAGTATTAGATTTTATTAGATCAATAGCTAACGTATTTGCTATTAACGTTGGTAATGCTAAGCCAAAAGATAAGGCATAAAATATGTTAAATAAGATAAAGTCATGGATATATGGTGTACTATTAATGCTTTTATTGTTTGGCTTTATCTTATATGAAGCTGTTAAATCAGGTAAGAATAAAGAGCGTGTTAAGCAACAAGAGGGGGTCATAGATAATGTATCTAAAGCTAAAGAGTCTAGGCAAGATAGTGGTGAGTTGTCTGATGCTGAACGTATTGAGCGGATGCGTAAGCGTAACAACCACTGATTACTGCTTAGTTGCTGAGCAAATTAAACCCACTAATGTTGAAATAGACAAGGCTATCAAGGCTGACCTTATTCCTTTGTTATTACGAATAGATGAACAAGACCAGCTTTATGAAGATATGGGGTGTAAGAAATGATTATTAGACCATTTCTTATTCTTCACTATATTCTCCGTCAATCACATCATCGTCACCACCATCCTCAGATTCCTCAGATTTATCATCATCTTTAATCTTCAAGAATTTCTCTAGTGCTGCAACAGTACTATCACTGTCTGTTACGATTAATGTGTTGTTTGTTTGGTTGTTATTCTTAGCACCATATTTATCTGGTGAAGCAGCCTTTAATAGTGTCTCTAACAGCTTATCAGAGTAGTTTGTCTTAGTGTCGATAATCTGCCCTTGGAAATACACATTCTCCTCTACGCCATCCACAGCGCGTTTATAAGCCGTGTCCTCAAGCTTACCTAAATACTTAGCCTTAGCAATTTGTACCATCTCTTTAAAATACTCATCCTTTGACATGAGTGATGATACTGTGCTATAACTTAGTCCTAATTCAGCAGCAGAGCGTGACATATTACCTGTCTTAGACAATAACTCTAGGAACTTTTCTTGCCTCGGTTTAGTCAGAGTGGGTAATCGCGTGGTGATTTTTGTATTCATAAAATGTCTTGACCTATATTGGAAATCTGTATAATATAAGGTTTTTAGACACACATCTAAACTTGGAGGTAATATATGGAAGAACTAGAACAAGGTGAATTGATTGGTCATTTCGCTTGTCCTAAATGTGGTGGTTCAGATCCTTTGGCGTTGTATCAGAAAGAGAATCATGTTGATGGTAATTGTTGGTCAAATTGTGGTTATATGAAACCTAAAGAATTGAAAGAGCTTGGTGTTACTGATGGCGCTAATGAAGTGTTGGTTGAGGCTGTATCATCTTCTAGCAATAAAAAAGGTTACGTGTTAACAGAAGAAATTCAAGAGCAATTAGAATTTATTGGTAATAAGAAGATTCACGGTTGGCCTGAGCGTAAAATACCAGCCCTAGTTAATGAGTTTTATGGTGTTCGTTCTGACGTTAAGGGTGATGGTGCTAACAAAGAACTAGTTAAAGAATATTGCCCTGCTTATAATCAGAAAGACCAATTAGTAGGTTATCATGTTCGTAATGACGCAGTAAAGAAAGCCAAAAATGAAGGTAAGAAAGTACAAGGTGCTCCATTCTATTCAGTGGGTGATGTTCGTGCTTCCACGAAGTTGTTTGGTCAGAATAAGTTTGAGAAAGGCGGTAAGTTTGTTGTTCTGTGTTCTGGTCAAGCAGATGCTCGTGCTGTATTCACTGCCCTTAATACTGAGAAAGTATTTAATTCAGAACTTGGTAAAAAGGTGATGAAAGTTAGCAAGTTCATTACCCCTGTCGTATCAACACAGTGTGGTGAAAGTGCTGTTGCTCAAATTCGTGCTAATTATGAATGGTTGAGTTCATTTGAAAGTGTAATCATTATGTATGACCAAGACGATGCTGGTCGTGAAGGTGCTGAAAAGATTGCTAAGATAATGAAAGCAGGGCAAGCAAAGATTGCGAAGTATAAGCGTAAAGATGCTTGTGAGCATTCAAAGCGAGGTGAGTGGGAGCAAATTAAATCAGCATATTTCAAGGCTGAACGTTATAGCCCTGTCGATGTCCTACATTTATCTGAAATGTGGGAGGATTTTGAGAAAGAGGACTTAAACACTAAAATACCTTTTCCAGCTTCAATGTCATTATTGAATGATAAATTAGGTGGTGGTATTGAAAAAGGTGAAATCACTGTGTTGGGTGCATATACATCAATTGGTAAGACAAGTATTATCAACAATATTGTTTACCATTTAATTGACAACACTAAATTTAAAGTAGGTGCGTTCTACTTAGAGGGTACTAAGCGTGAAATTGTTCGTGATTTAATGAGTCTTGATATGAGAGTTAACTTACGTCTTGCTGATAGGTCTGAATTAAACATGACGCAATTACGCAATCGTTATATGAACTCATTAGCAAGTAAAGATCAGTTTGCGTTCGTAGACCATCAGGGTGCGTGTAGTACAGAAGATATATTTGATAAGTTTCACTATCTTGCTGAGGTTGAATGCGCGGATGTAATAATTTTTGACCCGTTACAAGCTGGTGTTAACTCGTCTGATAATAGCGCAATCATTGATTTCATGGATAGAGTGTTGAAATTTGCTAAAAAGACTGATACCGCTGTTATTCTTGTTAGTCACATGCGTAAACCTGATTCTGATGACCCCCATAACATCAGTGAGTATTCATTGTTAGGTAGCAGTAGTATTAACCAGATTGCATTTAACACTGTTTTATTTAGTCGTGATAAGCTTAGTGATGATCCTAACAAGCGTAACTCTACTAGGCTGTTATTGGTTAAGTGTCGTAGGACAGGTCTTACTGGTGAAGCTGGTTGGGTTCGCTATGATAATGACACTACGCATTTTTACCCAACTAATAATCCTTATATTGAGAATGATGAGCCAGACCCAATCTTATTTGGTGAAAGTAATGACATTATTGATGACAGTGATTATGATGTAAAACAAGAAGAACACGATTGGGAGGTAATTGATGAGTGATATCGTGGCTTACGATTTGGAAACGTACCCAAACGCGTTTACAGGGGTCTTTATTGACCCCAACAAGCGCAAGATTTATGTGTTTGAAATATCAGACAGGAAAGATGATTCAAAGCGTTTGCGCAAGCATCTTGGTCATATTTATAAAAATAAAACAGTAATGGTTGGTTTCAATTCAGTAGGTTTTGATAGTCCAATACTACACAAGTGGTTACGTAAAGAAATTACCACACCACTTGAAATATTTGAGTATGCGCAAGAAATTATTGAAGATGGTAACAATGGTGATAAGTTTAAACACTTAGTACCTAAAAACAAGGAGTGGTTGAAACAGTTGGATTTATACAAAATCAATCATTACGACAATAAGGCAAAAGCTACTAGTTTGAAAATGATTGAGTTTAATAGTCGTTCTGAGAACATCGAGGACTTACCTTATGATGTTGGTAGTATTCTAACTGGTGAGCAAATTGATAAGTTGATTGAATACAACAAGCACGATGTTATGGAAACATTGAAGTTTTACAATTCACCTAAGATGCAAGAGGCGATTAATTTACGTAAAGAGCTTACTGAGAAATATGGTATTGACTTCACTAATTTTAATGATAGTAAAATAGGTAATCAATTCTTCCAGATGCAATTAGAGAGTGAGAATCCCGATTCCTGTTACAAGACCTTACCAGATGGTAAAAAAGTCATGCGTCAGACTAAAAGGAAGTTCATTGATTTTAATGATCTTAAATTAGATTACATTGATTTTGAGTTACCGCAATTTAAAGCACTAATGACTTGGTTACGTAAGCAAAAGATTACTGAAACCAAAGGCGTGTTCTCTGATATTGAAGAGCATAACTTGGGTGAACTTGCTAAGTATTGTGAAATGGAAATCAAGTCAGTTAAGTTAAAAACTAAGGAATTAAAAGGTCGTGAAATTCGTAAACCTTATCTTGATAAACTTAAAACTGACTTATCTGATGATGAGCGAATTAAGACTGAGAATGAACTATATGGTGAACCAAATCAAAAGGATATTGATGAATTAATGAAGTTACACCCTATGGGTTGGGTTAAGCGAAATTATCTTAAATCTGGTAAGACTACTTGGTCATTTAATTGGCGAATGACTGAGACCCTTAACATTGTTATTAATGGTTTTACTTTAGTTTATGGTACGGGTGGCATTCACGCATCTGTTGAAAATAAAACATATTATTCTAACGATGAGTATATTATTGTGGATTACGATTATGCGTCAATGTACCCTAATATATTCATATCGAATAAAATTCACCCTGAACATTTGGGTGAGGAATTTTGTGATATTTATAAAGACTTGTATTTGGAGCGTAAGAAGCATCCCAAAGGTAGTAATCTTAACTTAGCATATAAACTCGCACTTAACTCGGTGTATGGTAATACTAATAACAAATACAGTGTGTTCTATGATCCACAAAGTACAATAAACTGTACGGTATTGGGTCAACTTACGCTAACAAACTTGGTCGAGAAATTAGTAACGCAAGTTAAAGACTTAGAAATGATTCAATGTAACACTGACGGTCTTACTGTTTACATTAAAAGAAGTGACGCTGAATTAGTTGATAAGATTGTTAGTGATTGGGATAAAGTGTGTGGTCTTGAAATGGAAAAAGTCACATATAAGATGATGGCTATTGCTGATGTGAACAACTATATTGCTCAATATGATAGTGGTGATTTGAAAATGAATGGTAGATATGAATATCGTGATGCTCACACTCATCCTAGTGGTCAGGGTTTAGATATGCATCAGAATAAGTCTGCCCTAATTATTCGCGAGGCTGCTGTTCGTTGTATCACTGAGGGTATCCCTGTTGAGCATACAATTAAGAAATGTAAAGACCCATTTGATTTCATGCTTAGAACAAAAGTACCTCGTAGTAGTAGGTTGGAATTGCGTTATTATGATAGTGACGGTGAGTTGATTAATACAGAATTACAACAGAACATCACACGTTATTATATTGCTAATAATGGTGGTAAACTAGTTAAAATTATGCCCCCTGTACCTAAAGATCCTGAGAAAGAAAGGGAGTTTGGTATTGATGCATCATGGCTTGCTAAAACGTGTAATAATATGAAGCAGTTTGATTGGGATATTAATTATGATTACTATATTAGTGAAGCTAAGAAACTCGTAGAGGGTGTAGGTGCATGACAAAGTTAACTAAACACGATCCTGAATACTGGCACAAAATGACAGAGGAACGAAAACCCCGCGCTTATTATTTGGAGCTTAAAAATAAAAATGGTCATTTACATAGGCTAAATGAATTTAGATACATGAGTGATGAAATGGGTGAGCTTATAGGGGAGTACGATGTTCAACATGAAGGTAAGTTAATACCACATATTCATGTTGACCATGACCCATTTGAAAGATGGGAAGGTCAGTGGGATATAGACGAAATTGAGGATTACCGTAAGCTAATAGACAAGGATGTATGGCGTAGAGTGCCTCCTGAGCATAAACCAACAATGGCGTTTATGTTGAAGCATCAGAACCCTAAGATTGGATTACTGAATCACAAAGGTCTACTTGCTAAGAATAAACATTACACATTCACAACAGGTGGTGTATTTCGAGCATTAACTGAACATTTAAAATCATTGTCGTGGGATTATGACAAGATGTGGAAGATATATGGTATGGCTGTACCTATGGGACATAAAACCATATATGCTCATTTCCGTGATGACAATCCTACATTTTGGTTTAACCGGGATTTTGGTTTCGGTATGAAGTATAAGCGTACTTGTTATGCTACCTATGACAAATTGGTGGGTAAATACATTATACCTAAAGCTAGGGAGGAACAAGGTGTGGGTTATTACGATAAACCTGTTATGGCTACACACTCTGTTGCTAAGATGGGGCAAATATATTTCAGAAGGGGGTTTACAGAACAGTATTTAAAAGATAATATAATTGTTATTCGATACCACTTCTATCCGCTAAAGTCTATTAAGTTTAGCTTTGAGTATAACAACATGAAATCTATACTGGCGATCAGGGAATATCGAAAAGGTAATACCGAAATAAAAGACTATAATATTCATGCATTTCGGTATCATCAAAAATATATGAAAAAATTGCGAAAAACTATTTGACAATCAAAATTAAACACATTAATATACACAACATGGATTTGACGACTCACATTAAATTCATGTTGAAATTTCAATAGTAAAAAGGAGGACATTATATGTCTAAGAATGTTATTTTAAAGCAAGACGGTCAATTCTCATCAATCTACATCAAGAATGCTAAGGTTTATTACGCTAAAGTTTATGAGCCACAAGACAAGTATAAGGGTGAAGAAGGTGAGCGTGAGTTTAGTGTTCAACTATTCATTGATGAGCAATCTAAAGAAGCACTACTAGACCTACCAGTAAATAGTGCTAAGGTGTTTGCCGAGGTTGGTGTTGATAAACTCAAGAAAGGCCCGAACCGTGGTAAGTTTAAATATCCTACTGAGAAATACCCTGATTGTGAAGGTCTATTTGGGTTTGGTCTATCATGCCCTGAGTTCAGCAAAAAAGGTAAACCTCGCTTTGTTAAGGTTATTAACAAGAAAGGTGAAGATATTGATGATCTAATTGGTAACGGTAGTACAGTTACAGTTAAATGTAGCGCTTATCAGAACCAAGATGGTGAGTGGAACATGCAGCTTAACCTAGTGCAAGTCCTAGATCTCATTCCTTATGAGTCATCTGGTGAGATTGAAGATGATGTATTGGGCGTTACTTATAGCACAGGTAACTCTAAGAAGCGTGATGACATTGACCCTGAGTTGGCTGTTGACGATGATGAAGTACCACCATTTGATACAGAAGATGAAGCTGATGATGACGAATATTAATACGCAATAGTATTGATTAATTAATGGGGCGGCCTTGTGCTGCCCCTTTTACTATCGGAGGTATGATGAAACCAAAAAAGATTAAACATGCTTATGTGGATTCTGATCTGCTCATATTCCCTGCTGCTAGTTCTGCGCAACAAATTGAATATTATTTTGTTGATGAAGAAGGTAATGAAGTAGGTTCATTCAGTAAAGCCAAGTCAGCTAAGAATTGGTTAGAAGAATGTGAGATAATGGGTGCTGATGTTGAATTTGGTTATGAGGGTGACGTTACTAAACTCGTTCGCAAAGAAAGATTACACATTGGTGAATTTCAAGAAGCTGTAAAAACGTATAAGAAATTATTAATGCGTTATTTGAAACAATCTGGCGCTGACACTTACACTTGTTATGTTAGTAAGAAAACGGGTTTAGAGAATTTTCGACATAAACTTAGCCTACGTAAACCATATAAAGGTAATCGCAAAGAAGCAGCAAAACCTTACCACTTAGACCAGTTACGCAAATATGTTCTCACGATGCCTAATCACAAGCGTTCCACTGGTGATGTAGAAACAGATGATATTGTATGTGGGTTATCACAGCGTAAACCAACTAACGTATTGATACAGAATGAAAAAGACGGGCTTCAGTGTGTTGGTTGTTGGGTGTATTACCCTGACTATCACGATGTACCTGTTTGGTCTGATCCCGATACATTAGGTTACGTTGAAGAAACATCATTAAAGCTTACTGGTTTAGGACATTTGTTTTTACTAGGCCAATTAATTACAGGTGATACTGCTGATAATTATAGCGGTATAGATCGTGTGGGTAAAACTAAAGCACATGAAACATTAGCACCATTCAATAACCAACCAGTAGACCAATTATATGACGCTGTGAGCGAAGTGTGTTTACTTTATTACAAGAAGTATGGGTTAGTCTATGACTATGTAAATAAGGACGGAGAACGCGCTGTGGGGAGCTGGAAAGACTTTATAATGGAAACACTAAACCTTGCTTACATGCGTAAGGGTAGGGATGATTTAGTACCACAACCTTATACAGATATGATTAACCAATGGGAAAAGGATAATAAATTATGACAGTATGACATTTGATTAAAGTATTGCAGAAATACCACGAAGATAAAATTGTAGTATTGAGTGATGGTATAGGTTGGGCTAATATCGAGGACGTTATTGAAACTGATTCTGATATTACACTAACTTCTGCCGATCATCCTGAGAATCGTTGGGATAAGGATTAAGTTATGCAGAAAAGATATTTTGCTAAAAGACCAAAAGGTTTACCAAAGGGTTATGACTCTAAGTTAGAATACAGACTACATCAAGAATCGCTTAAAGATGCTCAACACCATGTACTGAACAAAGACCGAGTACCTTATTATACCGAGCATAAATATGAACCAGATTTCTTGTTTCAATTACATTCTAAATTATTTGTAATAGAAGCTAAGGGTAGATTTAGGGATTCCACGGAGAGTTCCAAATATAAATGGATTCGTGATTCACTGAATAACTGGCAATATTATAAAGATTTAGGTTGTAAGGAAATAGAGTTGGTGTTAATATTTGAAAATAGTTCGACACCAATGCCGTTTGCTAAAAGACGTAAAGACGGTACTAAACAATCACATGGTGAATGGGCTACTAAAAATAATTTCAGATGGTTATGTGAAAAACGTGGTGATTTGAATGATGTGAAAACCCGAACTGACCTTGTTAATAAATTAAAAGAGGAGAATTAATATGATCATTGAGAACAAAGAAAAAGCTTTAGAATTATTACAAGAAATGTTAGATGCTGGTGAAGAAGCAATATTGCCTTTGAACATGTTGAGTTGGCATTGTGGTACAGCATGTTGTTTATGCGGTGATGTTGCGATTGCTAGAAATTACCACGAAGATGATGATGATGAGCTTAGTGTGAAGGCATTGGCGTTCTCTGATGAGTTAGATGATGAATTGGGTTGTGATTTAGCTGAATCCATTTATGGTAGTGTTAGTTCTGTGAGATTGGAGTCTGTCAGAGAATTAGAGTTTTTAACCTCAGAAGAGTTAGAACATAAACACTTAACTATAGGTCATTGTGATCGAACAATTGCACACGATTATATTAAACTGATTATGAAAAAGATTAAGGAGTTATAATTATGAGCGATCAACTACAAGCTGAATTAAATGCAACAGCATTAGACCTAGTAAGAGAACAACGACTTCATAACCAAACAAAAGCCAACCTGCAAGTAATTAGTAAATTGGTTGCTGATATTGCTAAAGATGATTCTGGTTATAATGCCAATGTTGTTACATTACAAGACGTAGTGGATTACCTAGAGCATGTTAAACAAAATAATAAGGCGAAGTAATATGAGTAATAATCGTTACATCGTTAGTGGTGTAGGTGAGTTCCATGAAATTTATGATACGCTTAATTTTGAAACAGTTTTTGCAACAGAAGATAAGCCAAAGTTAGTATTAGCGTTAAAACAATTGAATATTTACGGAGAGTTGGATATTCGCATTAAGGAGGTAGAATAATATGAGTGAAATGAATCGAGTAGCATTGTGGAACACAACAGCAGGAAAACCAAAAGGTGCTGGCACAGAAGAACTAATGCGATCGCAAATGCTTATGTTAGTCGAGGAAGTAACAGGTGTTGATGAATTGTATGCTTCATATCGCAATAATAAAGAGCATGGACTACTAGATGGTATTGGTGATGTTATTGTTGTTGCTGTCGGCGCATTGCATTTATTAGGTTTTGATAATTTTAAGGTGTTACCCACCCAATCTAATGTAGTTGACAAAGATATTGATGAGCTTGTGGATGAACTATATTTCCTTGCTAATGCTATTAAAGAAGACCCACTACGCCTTGACTCATCATCCGTAGCGATGACCTGTATTGAATACTGTGTAGATATTTGCCACATCAAAGGTTATGATCCCGAACAAATATTACGTATTGTGAATGATAGTAATTTCAGTAAGTTCTGTAAGACTGTTGAAGAAGCACGAGCAAGTAAGGCTGCATACACCAAAAAGAAGCGTTATAGTAATGTAACGTACACTAAAATTGGTAAGTATTATGTGTTGAGTGGTGATGACGAAATTCATGGTGCTAAACAAAAGACACTTAAAAGTATTAATTTTTATGAACCATGCTTTTTAAAACTAATTGAGCAGGTTAACCCACAAGCCTTGGAGGGTAAATTATGAGATTAACAGAGCAAGAATTATTAGACATACTTGCCTTGCGTAATCAGAACTTATCAATTCGTAAAATTTCAGAAGTTACGGGTATTCCTAAGTCAACCGTTGGGGATATATTATCTGGTCAGTCAGCATACGCTAAAGAGTTTTACGATAGTCTTGATAAGAAGGTTGTTGGTGGTGAAGAAAGCAATGTGCATGATGGTAAAGAGTCTAAAATCGGTGCTGGTAAATATATCATTACTTCTGCTCAGAATAATACAGCAATTCACGAAAAAGCTTGGTCAACTTTAAACCACATAGCTGATCATTATGGTGCTGAATTATTAGTGTCAACATACACCTATAATATAAATGGGTTTCAAAACTTAACTAAGAGTCAAGGTGATTTGTGGTATGACCCACGAATAGTTAAACATCGTTGTGATGAACCTGTTGAATTAGCACCTGATTTACTATTGTGCGGTGAGTTAAATATATTACCCACAGCAGTTAATCCACTATCGGGTTTTCAAAATTACGTAACAAGCCATAGTGGAATTATACCACATGCTAAATTAGCATTAGAATCTTTACCTAGACACAAGAAGGACTTACCTAGATTTCTATATACAACGGGTAGTATAACCTTACCCAACTATATAGAAAAGAAGAGTGGTCAAAAAGCATCGTTCTATCACGCAATTGCGGCATTATATGTGGAGGTTGATGACGATGGGAATTGGTGGTGTCGTCAGCTACATGCTGAAAAACAAACAGGCATTATTTATGATTTAACAAATAAATTTACACCAGAAGGATTGGTTAGTTGTGAAGCCCCTGTTGAGGCGGTAAACTTGGGTGACTTACACTTAGAAAAATCAGATAATGAGGTATTGGGTCTTAGTACGGGATTAATAATAAATGAAGATTATGAAGTGAGTCCCTATAATCAGGGAAACAATATTCTTGCTGATTTAAAACCCAATTACATATTTTGCCACGACACGGCAGACTTTAGTGCGAGAAACCACCATAACATTAATGACCACTATTTTAATTTTACACGATACAAATCATCAAAGAATAGTGTCGAAAATGAGATCCAAATGATCGCTGATTTCTTGGGTGAGTTAGCTTATTACAATTGGGGTGAAGTGGTAGTAGTAGAGTCTAACCACGATGAGGCATTAACTAAGTGGTTGATGACTTCTGATTATAGGAATGACCCTGTTAATGCTAGATATTTCCTAGAATTGCAGCTAGACAACTATAAAGCTATGGAAAACTTTGTAGAAATACATACATTCAAGAATGCTTGCATTAAAGCTAATAAGTTATGTGAGAATGTAAACTTCTTAAAAGTTGATGATAGTTTCAGATTGTTTGGTGAGGCTGGTATAGAATGCGGTTCACATGGACACAATGGTACTAACGGTGCTAGAGGTAGTGTGTCATCATTCAGTAAGATGGGGTTGCGTTACAACGTTGGTCATAGCCATTCAGCAGCAATACATTTAGGATGCTTCTATGCTGGTGTAACAGGTTCGCTAGATATGGGTTATAACAAAGGTGGTACTACTTGGTCACATAGTCATATAATTACCTACGCTAACGGTAAGCGAACTATAATTACTTATCGTGGTGGGAGGTTTTATTAATGATAGAATTAAAATGTTCACTTGAAGTTGATACAGGTAGCGATTATGTATCTAAAGTTTATTCTCGCAAGTTTGATACAGAGGTCATTAGTCGAGAAGATTTAGATGAATTTTTCACTAGAGCTAAGTTAGAATTTATTGACGAAGAAGAACAGTAATAGTAATATGTGCCGCTCAATTAGGGCGGCTTTTAACTAACAAATAAATAGGAGAACAATATGGAAATAAATATCACTAAACGTGATGGTAGATTAGTTCCTTTTGATGCAGATAAAGTAAACGATACATTAGAGTGGGCGTGTGAGGGTTTAAAAGATGTTAGTCCTAGTGAAGTGGCAATGAATGCTCATATTCAATTCTATGATAAAATGCCTAGTGAGCAAGTACAGGATTTATTGATTGCCTCAGCAGCTAACTTAATTAAAGTAGAAAACCCTGATTATCAATATGTTGCTGGTCGATTACTCATGTTTGACTTATGTAAGAAAGCATTCGGTACGTTTGATGTGCCTGAGTTTTATGAGCACATCACTGGTCTAGTTAAGTTAGGTAAATATGATGCTGAAATACTAGAGAAATACTCGTTAGTTGAAATTGATTACTTAGAGCAATTCTTAGACCATGAACGTGATATGGATTACACTTATGCTGCTATGATGGAATGGAAGTCTAAGTATCTGGTTAAAGATAAAACTAATAATCAATACTTTGAGAGTCCACAACAAGCTATTATGTTGATCTCAATGTGCTTACATCAAGATGAGAAAGTAAACCGATTAGATAAAGTTATTGCATTTTATGATGCTGTTAGTTTACGTAAGATTAGTTTACCTACGCCTATCATGGGTGGTGTTCGTACTCCAACTAGACAGTTTAGTTCATGTACGTTAATTGAAGCTGGTGACAGTTTGGACGAGATTAATTCAGCATCTAATGCTATTGTTAAGTATGTATCACAACGTGCTGGTATCGGTATTAATGCTGGTATGATTAGGTCATTAGGTAGTCCTATTCGAGGTGGTGAGGCGTTTCACACAGGTTGTATACCATTTTATAAGCACTTTCAAACCGCTGTTAAGAGTTGCTCACAAGGTGGCTTGCGTTCTGGTGCTGCTACATTATTCTATCCTTGGTGGCATGAGGAAGTTGAGTCACTAATTGTTCTAAAAAATAACAAGGGTACTGAGGACAATCGTGTTCGCCACATGGATTATGGCGTACAAATGAACCGCCTTATTTATGAGCGTTTCTTGTCTAAGCAGAAGGTTAGTTTGTTTAGCCCTAATGTTCACCCTGATTTATATGACAAGTTCTTTAAACCGAATAATGAATTTAAAGAGTTGTATGAGCAATTAGAAGCTAACCCGTTAATTAAGCGCAAAGAAATTAATGCTGTTGACCTAGTTAGTCTGATTGCGAATGAGCGTAGTGCAACAGGGCGCATTTATATTCAGAATGTGGATCATTGTAATTCTAATAGCCCTTTTGATTGGGATGTAGCTCCAGTTAAGCAATCAAATCTGTGTTAATTTTAGGCATAGAATAAACCCTTTGAAAACGGGGAACATCTCAATGAGACAATCCCGTGGGAAGCACTTTAAAGTGAACCCGTAGAGACTATCGAAACCATTACATAAGTAAGAAGGGAGTAGAGTAGGGGCAAGCGTCCCGAAGCGGAGGGGTAAGCATAAGGCTTACATGATATAGTCCGACCTATATGGTGACATATAGATGCGCGTAAAGGTGCTGGTGTGAATTAGCGACTCACATTGAACATAGTTGTTAGAAATTACCTTACCAACATCACCGATGAATAATATCAATGATGAAAATGGTGAGATTGCGTTATGCACATTAGCAGCATTCAACTTGGAATTTGCTGATGAAATAGATACACTTGCTCCTATTGTTGTTAGAGCATTGGATAACTTATTAGATTATCAAAATTACCCTGTTAAAGCAGCAGAGAAGAACAAGTTAAGACGTACATTGGGTATTGGTGTTGTTAACTTTGCTTATTGGTTAGCTAAACAAGGTTTACGTTATAGTAATAACAGTGCTAATGACGCAACACATGAATTGTTTGAGTCTATTCAGTATCATGTACTCAAAGCGAGTAATCAACTTGCTAAAGAACTAGGTGCTTGTGAGAAGTTTAATGAGACTTCGTATGCTAATGGCGTACTACCGATTGATCGCTATAACAAGAATGTGGATTCATTGGTAAGTGTTGGTTATAATCAAGATTGGGAAACACTACGTTCTGATATTACGAAGTATGGTTTACGTAATTCTACACTTACAGCATTGATGCCAGCAGAGACTTCTAGTAAGATTTCTAACAGCACCAATGGTATTGAACCAGTAAGAGGGTTACGTGTCACCAAAGGCTCCAAGGACTCATATTATAGCCAATTAGTACCAGAGGTAGACACACTCGCCGATGCTTATGAGTTAGTGTGGGATAGTAAGATTAATAAAGGTTATCTATCACTTGTTGCTATTATGCAGAAGTTTGTTGACCAAGCGATTAGTTCTAATACTAATTATGATCCGCGTAAATATGCTGGTAATAAAGTACCGCTAAAAGAAGTGTTGCAAGATTTGATGTATGCATATAAGATGGGTGTTAAGACGTTGTACTATCACAATACACGAGATGGCTCAGGTGAAGATATTGAGCCAGAAGATGATGGTTGTGCTAGTGGCGCATGTAAATTATAAATAATATTAAGCCCCGTTAATTCGGGGTTTATTTTCACAGGAGATAAATATGAGTAATTTTGCGTTGGGCGATATTAATTTGTGGCAAGGTGATTGTCTTGAGTTAATGAAGAACATACCAGATGGTAGTGTAGATATGGTATTGACTGACCCACCTTATAATATAGCAAGGAGTAACAACTTTCACACAATGGGTAGGGCTGGAATAGATTTTGGTGAATGGGATAAAAACGCTGATTTATTTTCATATATCGATGAAGTTATAAGGGTTTTAAAAAAAGGCGGATCTTTTGTGGTTTTCAATGATTGGAAAAATCTAGGGGATATAGCTAGATATTCGGAATATTTAGGCTTTGATGTGAAGGATATGATTAGACTTGAAAAGTCCAACCCAATGCCTAGAAATAGAGAAAGGAGATACATAACTGATTTTGAATGTGCTGTGTGGTTGGTGAAACCAAAAGGGAAGTGGGTTTTTAACAGGCAGGATGAAAAATATCAAAGACCTAAGTTTGTAAAATCCGTAGAAAAAGGACTTCATCCTACACAAAAAAACCTATCACTCATGGAGGATTTGATAAAAATACACTCAAACAGTGGTGATATTATACTTGATCCATTTATGGGCAGTGGGACAACAGGAGTGGCGTGTAAGAACCTAAAAAGAGACTTCATTGGTATAGAGCTAGATGAAGAATACTTCAACATCGCAAAAGAACGCATTTTGAACAATTAGAATAACAGGAGAAATAAATGCCAGCATTCAATAAGAATATTTTTGATACAACAAAAGAATATATGTTTTTCGGTGAGGAATTAGGTGTAGCGCGTTATGATAAAATGCGTTACCCACGATTTGATTCATTCGTAGAACAACAACATGGTTTCTTTTGGAGACCATCTGAAATTGACCTAAGTAAAGATAAACATGACTTTAATAATAAATTGAGTGTTAATGATCAGAAGATATTTATTGAAAACTTAAAATATCAGATACTACTAGATAGCGTTCAAGGTAGAAGTCCTGTATCAATTCTATTACCACTATGCTCATTACCAGAGCTAGAAACATGGATTGAAACATGGAGTGCATTTGAAGTGGTGCATTCTAAGAGTTACACCCATATCATAAGGAATGTATTTAATGATCCATCCACTATCTTTGATTCCATACTAGAAACACCAGAGATTATTGAACGTGCTAATTCGGTTACACAAGCGTATGACAAACTAGAACGCACTACATTACAGTATAAACTAGACGGTGTTGTCACTGATGAATTACGCCTAGACTTATTCAAATGTATGATTAGTGTTTATGCGCTAGAAGCAATACGTTTTTATGTATCATTTGCTTGCTCATATTCATTCAATGAGCGTGGGTTAATGGAGGGTAATTCAAAGATTATCAAGCTAATCAATCGTGATGAATACTTACATCAAGGCGCTACTCATTTTATTATGACGCGATGGATTAGGGGTGTTGATGATCCAGAAATGACACGCATTGTACATGATAACATTCACCTTATTACCGATATGCTCAAAGAGACAGCAGAACAAGAAATGTCGTGGGCTAAACATTTGTTTAAAGATGGTAGTGTGATTGGTTTGAATGAGAAATTACTAGCTAATTACGTTCAGTTTCTCACTAACGAATGCTTGGGTCATTTGGGACTTGACAAGGTTTATGATGTAACCTCTAACCCTTTACCTTGGATGGATAAATACACACGCTCAGATGACGTACAGATTGCACCACAAGAAGCTGAATTGAGTAGTTATATTGTTGGTGGTCTTGACTCGAACCTAGACGATTTTGAGTTTGAATTATAACAGGAGAATAATATGTTTAGAGTATATGGTAAAAGTAACTGTCCTTATTGTGTAAAAGCTGTTTCATTGCTACAAGGGGATAGTATTGAATATGAATACTATGACATTAGTGGTAATAAGGAATTAATTGATAATTTTAAATCGCAAGGATTCACTACTGTCCCTCAAATATGGTTTAATGATGAACACATTGGTGGTTATGATGATTTGGTGAAGTTTATTGATAAGTGATTTTACGGCGAAGATGGCCGTAAATTTACGTTCTCATAAACCCTGACAGAAATGTTGGGGTTTTTTATTATCTGCTATATACATATTCCAAATTGTTATAATAAAATGTTTGCACTCATCCCACCATTCCTCTAGTATTAATCACGTAGACAAAACGAGGAGAAACAAACATGAACAACACAACTATTATCACACTATTCGGTGAAGAATTTATGGTTGATTTCTATTATGATGCTGGTACAAACTATGTTATTACATCAACATCGTTGCAACCTAATGACCCCGAAGTATTAGAGATTGAATGTTTGCGACATAATGTATTAGCTCAAGAGTTCTGTGATCAAATCTGTGATGATTATGCTGAACAAATTGCTGATTTAGTTTATGAACAAATTAGAGTTTGATATAACAAAACGTTATTAGACAACTGGTGAAACTTTGATACTATATCTACATCGAAAACAAATGAGGAATCAATAATGAAGATATCTACAAACAAAAAAGAACTAATTAAATTGAATGCGTGTGAAGATGGATTTAAAACCTTTATAAACGCACATGGTGACAACGATGTCACACTGAGTCAATGTTTGGAATCTAACGGGTGGGATGATGTTTGGTGGTTAATATCGGGTACTTATGATCAATTTAGTGAAGAACAAAAACATGATCTACGCATCTTTGGTTGTAAGAAAGCACTAATCAATATTGAAAAGATAAAGCCTTATTGTTCAGATGAAGATTATAATTTGATTGTTAACTACCTTAACAATCCCATGGAGTCAGCAAGGTCAGCAGCATGGTCAGCAGCATGGTCAGCAGTAGAGTCAGCAGCATGGTCAGCGGCAAGGTCAGCAGCAAGGTCAGCAGCATGGTCAGCGGCGTGTTCAGCAAGGTCAGCAGTAGAGTCAGCAGCATGGTCAGCGGCAAGGTCAGCAGCATGGTCAGCGGCAAGGTCAGCGGCGATGGAAGAAAACGAGTATGATTTAAAACAGTTATTTTCAAAATGGGAGAATCAATAATGAACAATACAATCACTCGTGAACAAGCTGCGAAAATGATTAGGGCTACTAATGGTAAATTCTTCTCGGTAGACTTTATAAAATCAAACGGGGAATTACGTCACATGACAGCACGACTTGGTGTTAAGAAACATTTGAAAGGTGGTGAATCTACTATTAAACATAAAGAGAATCTTATTGGTTGTTTTGATAGTGTGAATAATGGTTATCGTTGCATTAATGTGAATACATTACAGCAAGTTAAGATTGCTGGTGTTGAATATCAGGTGGAGGGTTAATTATGTTAGTTGAAAAATATTACAATGAAGAAGGTGAAGTAGCAGTATTAGTATCTGGTGATTTTGGTGCTGGTTGGTCTACTTGGGACAGTAGAGGTATAGAATCTTTCCTCTGCATGGATAAAGGTTTGGTAGAACTTCATTTGAAAGGTGCTAGTGAAGAAGAGGTGGAAAAATACATTAAAAATAAAACAGGTAGGGATAAGTATCTTGGTGGTTGGAAGGATGTTGAAATTGAATGGCTTCAACAAGGTACAGCTTTCATAATAGAAGAATATGATGGTGCAGAGTCGATTAGAACACTAGATAATTTAACGTTGGTTGCATAAGGAGAATAACATGGAAATTTATTGGAAAATAACTGGAACAATTATAATAGTATTTACCGCACTTTGGTTAATAATGCCCAGTTATGATGAACAAAAGGTTAATAAGTTTTTCAATGATCATAAGTTTTCTATAACAGTAATTGTTCAGATAATAACTGCTATTGCATTTTTCTTGTCAATTGGTCTTCCATCATTGGGTGTTATTTTGGAGATTTGGTTATGACTATTAAACCACCATTCCATTACACTGGTAATAAGTATAAAACAATCCCTATGATCATAAGTAACACACCAGATGGTTGTGGTAGATACATTGACCTATTCGGTGGTTCTGGTGTTGTTGCTTGCAATCTTGCTAGTCATGGCTATGAAAACGTGTGTTACAATGAACGTGATACTAAGGTGTTCGATTTGTTTAACTTTGCATCACATGCTTCACGATCAGCAGAATTTAAAGAGCGACTATGCCAAATTAATAACTCTTACCCTGATACCAAAGAGGCTTATCTGAATTTACGACAAAGTTATAATGAGTGTAATTCAAATTTCCATCTGTACCTGTTAGTATGTCGTAGCTTCTCTAATGGTATCAGGTTTAATTCTAAGGGTGAGTTTAACTTACCCTATGGTGAGCGCAACCATTTCGATATTAATCGCATAGAGGCTTGCTCAGGGCTTAATATAAGCACATTCAACTCCGACTTTAGAGATTTTAAGTTCTATGATGATGATTGGGTGTTTATTGACCCACCTTACACTGGTACTACTGCCACTTATAATAAAGGTTGGTCAATTAAAGACGACCAAGATTTATTTGAAATGATGGACAGGTTCAGTGAAAGAGGTATTAAGTTTTGTTATACTAATGTGCTAAGTAATCGTGGGTTTAATAATGACATGCTACAAGATTACTTGAATAATCGAAAATATAATGTATTATCCACTAATGGTGATTTTAGGAATACATCATTTAGAAAGAGTGATGAACCTACACAAGAAATAATGGTGATGAATTATTAATGGAGATCATTATATGAAACTAAACCCATCGGAGTATTATAACCTAATATCAAAAGTAAAAGATCATTACTGTTCTAATCCAGAGTTAACATGGTCACAAGCATTCATGGCAGTTTACAGAAGGACAATTGATAGTAGTGAAACAAACAGTGAATTATTAAATGCTAGAGGTGAGGGCAAAGCATTTGAATTAGCAAAATTATATTATTTGGGAGAATAAGTTATGACTAAAATTATTAATGGTTTAAAAGCACATCAGGCAATTAAGGTTGGTGATAATTACTTAGTAGAATTAGGTAATCAATCTTATGTTGTTAACGACAGAGAAGTGGTTGGTAATTATAACGGTGTTCAAATATTAGTAACAGAGGACGATATTAAGTCCATACTTCGGGTTGAGCGACCTACTCGTGAGTTAATTCATTATGTTGATGAGAGTGGTAACAAAGTTGATAAAGGCGTTGTTCAATCTAAAAGAGCCATTCTCGGTAATTACATGGATGAAGATGGCGATTATTGTTTCCCTGATTTAGATACGGAATATAAGGTGAGAAAAGAAGTAGAACCTTACAATAATCTGAAACCCGTATATAGTGAACCAGAGGCGAAGTTAGTTCCCGTTAGTATCGATATTGTTGGTGAACATGGGGAAACGGGTAGTAAATTTATAACCACCCCATATATAATTGGTGAAGCTAAATTTAGTGGTGGTGGCCTATACTCTGTTGATGAAACAGGTGTTTTGTGGGATGAGTTTAATAAGATTATTAAAAATAACCCCAACTGGAAAGTAGATATTCCTAACCACTCGCAATTGGAATACATTAAAATTAACGGTAAGTACGTGTTCACCAATAATAGTGGTAGGATGTATAAAACAAAGACTAGTAAGTGTTTTGTTAGTAAAGATGACGCTATTGGTCACGAAGCTAATTTACGATCTGATATAAAGCGTAAGATTGCTGGTGCGATGGTTGATGTTGAACTTAACCTTACTGAAATAAACAATGTCGTTGCTAAAATTAAATCAATTAAAACTTCTTTGTTGGGGGTTGAAACTAAGCAGAAAACTTATAGTTCTTACCAATCCACTCTTAGAAATATAAATGAATTATTAACTAACCTAGAAAATATTGCGGAGAGTAAATTATGACATTAAATGAATTACACAATATGACTAAAGAACTTATCGAAAAAGGTCATGGTGAATTAAAAGTCAGAGTTTGGGCTGATCATGGTCAACAAGCTATGCCCACTGATTCAGTAGATGTAGATAGATTAGAAAGTGATGACTACATGGGTGAGATTATACATCCTGATGATTATGGCGAGTATGATGAATATATTGAATGTATTGTTATTTCTTGAGGACAAATCATAATGAATTTAATAACTCACTGTGACTGCGGGACAACGGAGTGGTATTTATGACAACACAAGAACAATTACTAGGTGAATATGCAGCCAGAGAAGCCCTGTACGCGCTTGAACTACGTCAAGATGATATAACCCTAGAGTCATTGACCAAAGAAGCCGTAGAGAGCTTTGAGCCTTATATTTATGAATATAATCTAAAGGAATAAGTATAGGTAACATTGTTATAAATAATTATCACCCTGTCTCTTGACGGGGTTTTTATTACACGCTATCTTATAATGGAACTTCAGCAATAAACACTTTGACGATAAACATGAGGAAACAAATTATGAAAAAATTATTAGCAACAACTTTAGCAGTAGTGATTACATCAGCTTGTGCGCCAGCAACAGTGGTAGCAGATGAATGTGACAGTTATGAATTAATGGCTAAAACTATTATGATTGCACGACAATCTAATTTACCAAAGCAATTGACATTGATGGCTGTGTATGAAAACCTTGATGATGACAAAGTGATTAATCTTGCTAAGGTTATGATTGATTATGCTTATAAGGTTGATATACAAGAAACAGAACAAGAGCAACTGAAACTCGCTGCTAAGTATGGTAAATTAATGTATCAAAGCTGTAAGGAGAATATGTAATGTGTAAATTTAAAGTAGGTGACAAGGTTCGTTTGGTGAACACTAGTGATTATTATGAATTTAATGCAATAGGGGAAGTTATGACTATTGACCAATTTGATGAATTACCAGTGTTGGTCAAATTTGAAAATGAATATATGAACTATTTTAAACATAGTGATTTGGAATTAATTGGTGGTGATAATATGTGTAAATTTAAAGTGGGTGATAAGGTTAAACGTAAAGATGGTGAATTATTTAGTAATGGTGAACAGGTTCTTACAATAAAGGAAGTCTTTTACGATGCTAATTATGATGAGTGGAGTGTTAGATTCAAGGAGACGGGGACATATATTACCGAATCAAAACTTGATCTAGTATTCACTAAATCAGACCTAAAAGATGGAATGGTTGTTACGTATCGTGATAGACAAAAAAGAGTTTTATTCGAGGATAAATTTTATAATATGTCAGCCATAAGTGCTGGGTCTTATTTAACCTTTTTTAATGATGACTTAACTAACCAAAGTAATAAAGACCTTGACATCATAAAAGTAGAATACATGGGTGAAGTGTTATGGGAACGTAAGGAAGAACCTAAGAAAGTGAAGCTGGAATTAGAAGTAACACCAGAACAAGCTGAAATGATTAAAAAGCAATTAGGGGTGTAGATTATGGGACAAGGTGCAGAAGATGCGGGTGGTTATGAAATAGATTATGATCCAGCTTATGAGGGGTTGTCACGCGATGTTCCGTGTTGGAATGATATGACACCTGTAAATAAAATGTCAAAGTCACACATAATAAATGCTTTACGTGTTTGTAGGAGGTTGGTGGGTAACTGTACTTTTAGCTGCGATGATGACAAGTGGGAAGAATGGATAGATGTCCTTGAACGAGAGTTAAATTCTAGGAGGTTTAATGAAGTCACCAAAAGTGAAAAAATAGTTCCCGCTAGGCCATCAAGAGGTAAGAAACAGAAGATGAAATGTCATTGTGGTGCTATTTATGAAGCAAGAGTTGTAGACCTTAAAAGAGGTTATGCTAAATCGTGTAGTAAATCATGTGCTGCTATACGCAGGGAGTTTGGTAGACCAGCAGCAACAAAAGTGGAGGAATAATTTATGAAAGGTTTAGTTAACGTAGGTAGAGAAAGAATCAAGACAGCATTAAATAACTACCGAATAGATCGTGACGAATTGAACAAGTTATTATCACAAATCAAGGATGACTTACGTGATCAATATAACACCTTAACATGGTGGCAAAAGTTTTGGAATGATGAAGAATACAGAGATAAATGGTATGTAGTTATTAGAGCTAGGAAGTTTAAAGGTGTTTGTCGGTATTTTTACAATGATTGGTTTTATGTGTTTTATTTAAACGATTTGATTGACACAAAAACATACAAGAATTTTAATAACATTAACTGGTGGGAAATGCATCACGATAAAGTGTATGGTCAAATAGAACAGATGTATAAAGCTGGCGGTGACTGCTACCTCACACCACGACAAGCAGAACTAGTTAATGACTTTATAAGGGATAGATAATGAATTATTTAACAGAAAACGAAATTAACAGATTAACGCCAGTGCAAAAGATTCAATTAATTAGAATAGGCTTTCAATTTTTAGAACGTGAGTCAGACAAGACTTACTCATCAGCTTATTATTGTGAATTATGGCACGATATTATGGAACAATTGGAGGAATAATTTATGGATTGGTTTGTGACTTATTTGGTGGCATTAATTACTGGTATTTGCTTAAGTGGTATTTATTATGACAATAAAGACATAGTGCCTTATGAAGATCATTTAGAAGAATATTGTGTTAAGATTGGTTCTGAACTCAAAACATATACAGTGTCTGGTGAATTAACGTGTAAAAATGGAGCTAAATTTGAGTATGATATTACGGGGGATAGAGTATGAATTTTTTACGAGACTATAATAAACCAAAATTAGAATGCATTGGTAGAGTTAGAACAAGTCAGTATGAAATTAAGGGTGGTTTTGCTTACACTAAGACCTTTAAGGTATTAAAAAGAAGAAGTCAATTAAGCATTGATGATTTTTGCTCAGATATTATAGAATATTTACCGCTTAATTTCTTGGAAGTAGAAGATGGTGTTTATAAACTTGGTGTTATTAATGAGTCGAGGGATTGGGAGACTGGTATGGTAGACGACTGGGATGTAACCTTGATAAAATTGGAGGAATAATTTATGAAACTATCATTCGAGCAGTGGTTACAGCAAGAATTAGCTAAACCAATAACTAATCATTACTATGATCCTAATGGTAATTCATCCAGAGCGGTGATGTGTAGGGCACTAACGCAAGAGTTTATTATTCAATGTAAAGACTTATTCCCTAGTCTATATAGCGATATCAAATACTGTTGGAATGGGTGGAGTACATCTATTGGTGATATATTGCAAATATTGTTAATACCGTTTATATTTTGGTTATTACCATTCACAAGAACTTACGGAATAAGAAAACGGGCTATGAATCATTACAAGCGAGATTATGAATGGTATTTGAAAAAGGAAGAGGGGTGAGTTATGTCACAAGAACTAGCACTAGAATATGTAAAGAATGGTGAAAATGTACTAATTACTGGTGCAGGAGGAGTAGGTAAAAGTTATGTAGTAAAGCAATGCATAAACCACTCTACACTATTATCTGCTCCGTCTGGTATAGCAGCATTAAATATTGGTGGTGTAACATGTCATAAAGCTTTCGGATTACCCATTGGATTAGTAACAGACCGTGATTATTATGTCAGTAGTAAGATTAGGGATAGGTTGTTTGCGGTAACAAGGATCATAATTGATGAGGTGGGTATGTTACGTGCCGACTACTTAGACCTAATTAATTATAAGTTACAACAAGTGAAAGGTAACAAGAAGTTATTTGGCGGTGTTCAAATGGTGTTAGTCGGAGACTTCTTACAACTAGAACCTATTGTTGGTTATAATGAAGGTCCAACATTCAGAGAAGAATACGATACACCATTTGCATTTGGCGCTAACAGTTTTAGAAATTTTAAAGTAATAGAATTATCCAAGGTGTATCGACAAGATAATAAGCGACAAGTGTTGATGTTAAATAGTATTCGTAAGAAAGATAAATGGGCATCTAAGGCAATTGAATATATAAGTAATGAATGTAAGGATTATGATATTGATGATGATCAATTACACCTATGCTCACGTAAGCGCGATGCTGAGGTTATAAATCATAAGTGGTACGATCGTATAGATGAACAAGAAATATCTTATTATGCTGTAATACAGGGACAATTCAGTGATAGCGAGAAACCAGTACCAGATGAAATTAAATTAAAAGTTGGCGCTAAGGTTTTAATATGTGCTAATGATATTGATAACACGTATGTTAATGGTGATAGAGGGGAAGTTATAAAACTAAACTTAAACTCTGTTATTGTTAAACTAACATCTGGTAAAACTGTTACCGTGGTGGAGAGTGAGTGGGAGAAATATGACTACACAAGTGTTAAAGGAAGTCTGTCTAAAGAGGTAGTAGCCACATATAAACAAATGCCTATTAAATTAGGATGGGCTGTAACTATACACGCATCTCAAGGGTTAACATTAGATAAGATAGCTATTGATGTAGGACAAGGTTGTTTTTCACATGGTCAATTATATGTGGCGTTAAGTAGAATAACAGATCTACGTAACTTATCTTTTGTAACACCGATTAGTGTTAGAGATGCAATTGTTAAGCAAGACGCTATTAATTTTTATAAAGGTATTAGTAAGAATGAGTGATCATAATTGGAAAGAAACATTTAAAAAGGCTGTATCAGAATTTAATAAATTATCAGCAAAAGATAGAGCCATACTCATTAACCGACTAACTAAACATAACAAATCTATTAATAAACATGATTATCAAGATAGGGAGCAAGAGTTAGTATGGGTAGTAGCGTGTGAAGCATATTCATATATGTTAGATACTAATGAATCTCCTAAAACATGTTTAGAATATGCAGCACGTAAGCATTACAAAGATATAGATAAGGTGTTAGCAGAGAAATCAAAACCGTGTGGTAGTATGGTGAGCAAAATCATAAGGGATCACGATAAGCACCCTGTTCAACAAGCAATGAATAATAAAGGTTATTTTTATCGACAAAGTATTAAAAATAGCAATAACGTATGGCAAATGTTAAATACCTTATCTACATTTAGAAAAGCTTATGAAGCAATATGTGAACTAGAAAGGCGTGTCGAAAACTTGGAAAATAATTTTGAAAAACTCAACGATTCTGTGACATCACTAAGAGAAGAAATTTTAGTATTAGAAAGTAAACTAGCTATCAGTAACGGTGGGGATAAGTCTGAGGTTGTTGATAAACTAGTACAATACGGTATTAATAGAGGTGAAATAGCAGAATTATTAGGTGTTGATAGAAGAACAATATATAGATGGGAAAATAAAAAAGATAATAAGTAGTGACATAGAAATGGGGCATTTCTCAGTAATATGTCCCATTTTTTATATGTTTTGAAAAAATTTTCTATATATAATATATTATGATAATAATTTTTGACAAAGTAATCATAAGTGTGACATTGACCAATATTCCTATTATGTCATATAAATATGGCGACAGCCTAAGCAAGTTGACATATACTTCACGACATAATAATAAAAAAAAAAGGGGGGGGGGG